GACTGAACCCCACTCAACAAGTACGGGCTTGCCGTTTTTAACGGCCCAGCCCATCTTCTTACCGTTTACCATTACAGGTTTGTTGCTTTTGACGTCGGAACCTTGCTTTTTAGCTTCGGCTTCGCCTTCTTCTTCTTGTTTGGTCTTTTTGCTTGAATCAAAGTCTTTTTCCCCGGTTCCACCCCCGACTTTGCGGCAGACACCAAAGACCATCTTTTCACCCTCCGGACAACCTTGGCCGTCGGCGAAGTTCCAGTCAACTATCTTGTAGTGAACGCCTTCAACCAGATGGTCAACGGACGGAAAATTAAAATTGCTTTGCATGGGATTCACCACTTAACTTTGTTGGCCCAATATGCGGCTGAAGATGGCCCTTTCGCGATGTTCTTTGCGTGACGTGCTTTGAAGGCTTCTCTTCTCTTCCTGTAGGATTCTGACTCGCCTTCTTTCTTGGGGGATCCCTTAACGCCAGCTTGACCGAAACGAATTAGTTTCTGCTGACCGCCGTAGCAAGCTTTGACAACATGGCTGTGTCCGCCTTGTGTGTCCGCTTTAGGTTTGTTGCAGGCTAGATTGGCCTTTTCGGCGTAGTCTCGGTAGAACTGCTCAAGAATTTCCTCAGAGAAAGAGCCCCACATCAGCCTTCCTCACCGAAGCGAATGTAGTCGCCAACACTTGCTAAAGCAACGCCAGCGTTTGCGATCTTGGTAGCAGCCCATGGGGGCAGATTGTCCTCGGGATCGATTATATCGAGCATCGACTCGATTTTTTCCAGAGCAACGCGGAGCTGGGTGATGATCATTCCGCCATTGTTCTCAGTTGACTGAAGAACTTCGGAATAAGTTGAGTCGTTGACTGAGGCGTGCATGGCGAGTTGACCGTTCTTGTTAGCTGCTTTTTTGATCACTTCCATGCGAGGCATCCGAATCGGTGTTCCCTCGTTCATCTGAGGGTTCTTTTCGTCGCCTTCGCCCGGTTCTTTCGGCAGATAGTTCGGTGTCATTTCCGCAGTGGCAATGTCACCTTCGCCGTGCTTTGACTCAAGAGGGACACAGTTTGGAACCGTCCTTCCACCTTTCTTCTTTACGCCGATGGCGTGATAGCCTTTCCAGCAGGCTTTCTTAAGGCTGTCGCGAGCATCCTCTGAGAAACCAAGGCCCTCGAGCCGTTCCCAGTCGTAATTGTCAGGGTTCATCATGAGTCTGTGCTCTTCCAAACGATTAGCTCTTTCTGGATATCCTCGACTTTTTCCGATAAACGCAAGTGGTCTTCACGAAGGGTGTACTTGATTGGAAGATCTGATCTTAGGTTATCAAGAACCATCTCCATCTTTTCCATGTGGCGAATGATCGTTCCGAACCTCTCGTCAATTCGCTTTCCATTTCGTTCTAGGACCCAACCGATTCCGGTAACAGTCGTGACAACGGATGCTAAAACGCTTAAAAGAGCAACGGGTTCCATACTACTCCGGCAGACCTGATTGACCTGAGGCTAGACGGTCTTTTACGGACTGCGGCAAACCCGACTCCCAGCCGTGTTTCTTCGCGATACGAATGATGTTAGCCATGATTTGACGAGGATTTTTTCCTCTACCTACTGAAGACCAGGCGGCAGCAACGTCTTCCGGACTCGAGATCGGGAAAGACATCTCAGGGCCGGCGAACTCGCCCTTGACCCCGCCTGACTTGAGCTCCTTACGCTTCTCGGTGCTCCACTCGCGGTACTCAGCTTCTTTGCGCTTTTTATCGCGACAAACTGGGCAAGTTCCTCCGCATTTGCACTCAGCCATTGCGAAAGGTTGCGGGATAGCAAGAAGCTCCGAGTCCTGAGAATCGCCTTCGGCGAAGCCATACTCAGCTTGCTTGAGCTCCTTGAAGGAGGCCATTCGAGATTTCTTGCGATCAAAAATCTCTTTCATTGCTTTGTTGCCATCGCAATTTTCGCAATACTCGCGGTTAACAAGGTTAGCCCGCTTTTCGCGATTGGCAGCGTTCATTTTCAGAACGGCCTCGTTGTGATGTGACATCCCGCCAGTAATGTCGGGAGCCCACTTCTTACCGGAGGCGTTCATCTCTTTCAACCTGTCCACGCTAATCGCATTCGAGGCGTTAATGTTACCGCCCACGCCAGGAAGCGAAACGTCGGAGAAGTCGAGACGGGATCCGTACATACAGGGGGGTAGTGGCAATACTTTCCTTTTACCCTTTCATTGACAAGAGGGCGGCAACTGCGATATCTGAGAGAAGTTCCGCAACTCCGTCGAGGTTTTCCTCCGCAAATGCCATCTCTCGTGGTTTAACCAGGGCAAGAAGTTTATTCGTGTCTTCTCTCGACCTTTCGAGTATTCCTTGCACAATCTTTCTGGGGGTGGGCAACTTACCACCTACCACAGCGGTTGTTATACCCGTAACTTCCCCCGCCAATACGGGTGCTGCCAGCTGCACGTATTTAGCAGCTTCTGCTGCGTCAAGTGCTGTTTCAAGCCCCCCGTGCGCTGTCTTACCCAGGTAGGCTGCGGTAGTTTCTGTGATTAACTTCTTAACAAAACCATCCGCGTTTTGAAGATGTTTTGCTTCAAAAGCGGTTGCAGTCACCGCTTGAATAACAGTTTCTGCAATTTTTGCCGAAGCTTCGCGGGGGATCCCGTAGTGCGACTCCAGAAAACCGGAAACGGCTGGTGCAAGGATTTTCCCGGTCTTCCAGGCAACTACTCCCTTAGCACCGTGCTCAGCAATGTGAACACCGTGAGTTTTAACATAGTCCCTCATCTTCCCAAGAGAAGAGTTGATCTTCGAGGGGAAACCATTCTTACACCGTTTATTCTTACTGATACACGTTGCAGCGCAGGATTTACCTTGAGTGCAACGTTTTCTTGCTTTTGCCATTAGGAACCCTCAGGTTCTTCGTTACTTTTGCGGCGGCGAGTTACTTGCTCGACCACAGAAGCGGCAGCTGCGGGAGCTGCGGGAACCAGAAGCGCCAGTAGAGTTGTTAACGCCAATTTACTCGTTTCGGAGAAACTTGCATTCGCTTGGCTGCAGACTAGAGTTGTACGCTCTGCCTCCACAAAACTGTTTGAAAGTTTGAAACAATTGGCGAATTGCGCGCCAGTAGATGCGAACTGAATTAAGAAGATAATGACGAGGCTCCGAATCAGAAAGCGCCGCTCATTAAAATTATTCGTCGTCTTCGTCAGCAGACCCATCGTCTCCCTCCGTTCTAATTTCGTTTAGGATTTCATCAATGAGGGTGTCAATCTCTTCCTCGGAAAGTTCCTCGTCCTCGGAGACTTCCTCACCGTCGTAGTATGTTTCTGGCTTGAAAGGTTGTTTCAGGTCGTCATCGGGACCTTTTCCGCTAGGGTAACGCCAAAGGCCAGTATGCTCAATCCAGGGAGAAGTGTTCGAGATTTCACCTGCAGGCAAGCCTGTGAAAGCATCGACGTCTTGATCTTCAGGAGTCATTAAGCGAGAAGCGTAAGCATCGCGAAATGCTTCAACGGCGTCCATGTCAAAGTCGCCTCCAATTCTGTTGCTCATTTGTCGGTTGTTGTTGAACTGCCCTTATTTTACCCTTTTCAACGTTTCTTTAATTTCCCTGAGGTGTCTTGAAGTATTTTGCTGTTCCCCATCAATTTTTCCTCATATTCTTTCAATTTCGTCTTAACTTCGGCCTTCATCATGCCTTCCTGCAGAAGCTTTTCTTTCTTCGCTTCCAGGACCTCTGGTGAATGTGGCTCGTTCTTCTCTCGCTCTTTCTTCGCTTTCTCCTTACCTTTCTGCATTGTCTTCGCAGCTTTCTCACGCTTGGCAAGTTCATCCTTGTGAACGATGTTTCCTTGCTTATCAAACTCGTGGTCGGTGGGAAGTTCCGGAGGAGTGTACTCCTGGTGAATCTCTTGCGTTAGTCGGTCAAGAAGTTGATCGTAAGAGTCGCGCAAACGCCGTCTGCAAACGCCGGCAGCAGCCACAGTCATCGGGCCACAGGGAACTCTATGCTGGGAAATTTCTTCGAGTGCGTTCATGTCAAGCTCCTGATCGTGGGCGAATGCGGCCGTCGTTGTGGTGGTCGTAGTGAATTCCTTTCTTCTTTTCTTTGCGAGGATTTGAATCTTGACGGTTTGTTTCTCGCATTGACTGGATCATTGTGTCACGCATGTCACGCAATTGTTGTCGAGGCAAGGTGCAATGATCGCTGTCACGATAGGAACGATACCACCGACAGACTTCCGAGGGGTCGTCAGCCTGAAGCATCATATTCCACACTCCGAGGGCTTGCGCGTCCGCCAGAGTTCCGGGTTTCAGTTTGGCCTCAATCTCGTGCCGCTCGGGGCGATTGAATCGGGTGTCTTTACGCATAATTTTACAGGTAGGATCCGAGATTGGGAACAAACTCGTTCAAGAGGGAGGCAAGACTATCCCCATACTCTTTACTCTTTTGACCCTGCAAACTCAAGCGTGCGGCATTGTCGCCTCTTACGGATGAAGCTTCTGAGTCAGTTAGAATCCGAGCCTTTCGTAATTCTTCCAGGCGTTCTTTCAGGGACTCGCGTTTAGCTGGGTCAATAGCGGATAGTGCGATAAGAACGGCTGTACTCGGCTTAACGTTAGTTCCAGGAAGTTTGGGAACGCCATTGTTCATAAAGGCTGGTTTACCGCCCAATCTGTGGTCAAGGTCACGGTCCTGGTGTTGCCAGCCAACTCCAGCTGCGCGAACCAAGTAGCGAACTTTATCCCCATATGACTCTACAAGTTTGCGAGTTGTAGCCACACGCTCTTCAGGAGAAGTAGAACTCAGAGCATTCGCTAAATCGGTTGGTGCCGCCCCTTTCTTGCCCTTGGTTGCCTCCGATTCCTGTAAAGCGGGTTTGTATATTTCGTTGTCGTAACGGTCTTTACCCATTGCCCGGTATTCTTCCAGATTCTTCTTCCAGGTGACGAAGTTGTCGTCCGCCCCCGCCTTCTGGTTGTTAGGTTGAGGCGCCGCCCAAAGAAGATTCCTGGGCTGATCACCACCACCGCCTTTTGCAAGAGCGTGGGCAAACGCAACCATATGCTCAGGTTCCGCGTTCCGGATATCGATGGGTCTCCCGGTGTAAGGGTCTAGGCCACCCTGCTCCATCCACCGTTTCACAAGGAAGATTCCCCTTTCCCGTGTAGGTTTGTCAGTAAAGGTTGGGTTTCCATTGCTGTCGTCGCCCCCGTACATTACGGCGGTTCCCTTCACTGCCCCCGCTTTGTCGATCGCGGATCTAACTTTCGAGGGGAGCATGTAATAGGCGGCTTCGGCAACCTCATCAGAAATTTCGTGTTTCAGGAAAGTGGACTTAATCAAGTCACCCATTCCGCCTTTCTGGGAGGGATCGAATTTACCGTCCGCGCTGAAAGATTTCTGATACGCTTGCTCCAAGGCTTCAAGTCTACCGGGCTTGAGTGCAGCCTCGATATCTTCGAAACTCATCTTGCGAACAATATTACGGTCTTGGCCAGGGGTGATAATAGTGCTGACAAGAAGTTTTGCCACCCCGTCTGCTTCTGAGTCGGTGGCTTTTCCAGAGTCAAGTAAATTCTTAAACGTTGTGAACGCTTTTGTCTGGGATTGTTCCAGTTCTTTAACTTTTTCTACGACTTCTTCGGCGGTCTCTTCAGTAACTCTGCCGCCTTCCACCTGTTCCGACAGAATCTTGGAAACTCTGCTCAAGGCAGCCCCAACAGAGGGGCTCAGGCCCACTAAACAGTCATCGTTAATGTGGATACATGTTGCGTTACATTTCTTCCCGATCGAGCATCTTTTCTGCTTTCCACCAACGGCTTTTTCGTTCGCCTGACGAATAGCAGAAGCAGTTGGACCCTCTGATTTGAGGGAAGCCGCTGGTTTTTCTCTAACCTCGGCCAAGAGGGCATCCAAATTGTCGTCTGAATAACCTTTTGACCCTGCAAAGTCAAACCAGCGATACTTACTTCCCATTGCAATCAGTCTTCGTAACGGTCTAAGATGTGAGCGATAACGGAGTTGCGAACGATATCCTCTTTCGAGAACTCTACAATCCCAACTTCCGACAGGTGGCGTAGTCGGTGAATAGCGTCGACCAAGCCATTCTCCCTTCGAAACACTTCCATATCGGTCTGCTTCGTATCCCCGATCAGAAGGATCTTCGAATCTTTGCCGACACGGGTCAGAACAGTTTTGATTTGAGAAGGGAGGAAGTTTTGAGCCTCATCCACAATGATGAAAGCCTCATTGAGCGACCGTCCCCGAATGTCTTCCAGGAGAACAGGCTCGATAATTTTCTTGTTCAGCAGGTACTCGCTTGCGCCATGCGACTTCATGATGCAGGGCAAGTTGTCAAGAACAGGCGCAATCAGGGGTGCGATCTTCTCGGAAAGGTCTCCAGGAAGTGCTCCGCGCCCACGCTGGAATTCAACACCTACGTCACTTCGAACGTAGTATACTTTGTCGAAATCGCCTGAGGCGACACCAAACAATCCGTAATGCAACGCAATCAGCGTTTTCCCAGTTCCGGCGCAGCCATGGGCGAGAGTAACAGTGTTTTTCTTGAGGGAATTCCACAGATCTTCTTGCCGCCAAGTCAGAAACTTGGGAGGCATAACATCCATTCCTTTATGGTAGGATTGTTCTAGCATCTGGGCATTTTCAGCACGGCGGGCCTTGCGCTTTGTCTTTGAATCTAACATGTTTAAAGGGGTGATACAGTCGGTGGGTAGGTCATACACTTTGCTGCTTAACAGGATTACATCCTTATCACCCCCTTCAGAACTAATGGAACGAGTCATGGTTGGAAGGGCAACTCGTACAGTGAATTTTACCCTACAGCATCCACCACTGGTCCCACTCGTTCAATTCTCTAATGAAGTCGCTCTGCGAAGTCATCGAATCCACCTTTTCCGCCACACCATCGGGAGTATCGATCGTCTGGCACGTTGTATTGTTTGTCCTTTGCTTTTGTCAAATACATGTCAGCCATTGGCGAAGTTGCCAATACCACAGTGCCGTGCTCGGCACGCATAATTTCACTGTTAAAGTCAGTCGGATGAATAGCCATGGTAATCTGTTGTAAACAACAGCAACTTTTTAGGCGGTTACCAATCGCCAAACTTCACTCGTAACCGAGCCGACCTCTTCCACCCCGTCTTCCGCTCACGAAAGGTGAACGAGCGTCGACACCCATCGTTGAAGCGTCGTAGTCCGGGTCGTTAATTGCAGTGTCACCAGAGAACAACTTCTGCCGCCCCGTTCGAATTTCCCCAAAGACTGACTTATCGCCGAGTCCCTCGCGAAGTAAATCCCCTTTGAATCGTTTGTTCTGAATAATCGTTTCCTGTAGGCCACGATCAACAACGTCCATTTTCATCGCATAGTAAGTGAGCGCCCAAGCAAAAGCATCCGTACTGTCGTCATGACGAACAAACGGAAATGCGGTCAATTCCTTAATAAATGCGTCGGTCCAGTATCCCTGAACCAGTTTAACTCGGCTGTTCTCCAGTAAAGGACAAATGGCTTGAAGTCGCGTAGTCTTCGACTTCAGCGGTCGCATCTCTTCGATCGGAACTTTTGCTTCCTTTCGAAGAACTTGAATGAGTGAGTGACCGGAAGCAGCTTTTTCAATGCAAAGAACTTTTGCCTGATAGTATGTGTAGTTTTGCTTCACGGCTTCAACCAAGTCTGGGAAACCCCATCGACCCTTTACGATCTCCCGAATGTATATCACAGTTGGCTCTCGCATGCTAATTCCAGCCACGCAGATCGCCGTTTCATCCGCCATCTGTTTCTCAGAGAAGGCGCAGTCAGCCGCGAGCCACACAACATCAAGTGGCGGGCAATCTTCCTCGTCTACAACTTCGATCCAACTGTTCTTGACAATCTGCCCTTCTGCGGCAACGGGAACGCCTTGATAGAGAGCCGCAAATTTGAAGCTGCCCATGATCTTCTTCTGCGACTCAAGCATCGGCACAGAAAAAGTCGGGTTCTCGGCCCAATGCGACTCACCAATTTCACGCTGAAGTGGATCCGTAGAGGGGTCTTCGCAAAGTCCTGCAATATTGATCCAACGCCAACCAAACGGGTTGTGAACCTCGTCATAGAGACCATCGCCATCCATCAGAACGCCGTGCAGATCTTTCTCGTGGAAACGAGTTGCGATAACCATCTGGCAGTAATGGTTGGTTCTTCGGGTGGATGCCTGCTCTTGCCACCAAGACTCAAGGTTGTCAAGTGCTTGTTTTGAGTCCGAGGATTTCAGCGGGTCGTCAATCACCATGGCGCCAACGCCAGGGCTGTCCATATCCGTTGTTCCGGCGGTGAAACCAGTTAGCACCCCGCCGACGGATGTCGCAAGAATGTAACCTCCGCCGACCATGTCATATTTTGAGTCGGGGGAGAATCCAAGCCATTCGGGAAACACCCGCTTGAACTCCTTCGACTTCATCATGTGAACTACTTCACGGTGAAATTTGAAGGAGAGGGACGCACCGTAAGAGGCAATGACGTGCTGAGTCTTCTGGTCCCTTCCGAGAAGCCAAGCCAGGAACATGGTTGCAAGCATTGACTTTCCCGATCGTGGCGGGCAGGAAACAATCAATCGCTTGTATCTTCTCGTAGCAAGATCTTCAAATGCCGAGCCAATCAGCTCGTGAAAAGGGGCAACCTGGAGGTCGCCATGCTTCATGATGTCACAAAAAGCAAGGAAGCAATCTCGGGCAGCCTTGTATCGAAACTCTTGAATCACCATGCGTGGTGCTTCCATGAGCGTTAGTTCACGTATGCCTCGCTGGTATTTTCTCCACGAGCTGTGTTCTTCGAGCTGGCTGGCTTTCGTGATGATAGGGCGCATATCAATCCCCCGTCAGTTTCTTCAGAAGCTCGCCAACTTTCCCGTCGTATGCGACGGCAAGCTCTTGCTCGCTCTTTGAATCAATCTGGGTGAGGGAAACGATGTCCGAAGTAATTTCTCTGTGCGCTTTGATCGCGCTGTTAAAGATGGAAACCAGGTCACGAGTGGAGCACTCTTCCATCTGATTGGCAAGCTGATCCAGAGCATCTTTCGCCACAAGAAGGGTGTCTTGGGCCAGAATCTCTTTCTGCTTAATAATGTCTTCGCGTGATTTAGCCATCAGTAAAGCCTCTTTCTACATTTCGAGCAACCACCTCGCGGTGGCGGGGGATTCCCCTTGTAAGCCATAATCTTTTGCAAGATCTTTTTCGCTTCCTCCATTTCGCCCCGTTGTACGGCGGTGTGGTAGTTATTCCAAAGTTCTTGGGATGAATTCATTAGCAAGGAGCAATGGGACCAGGATTACCCTCACAAGGAAGGCAACCCAACTTCCACAGTGAGTTAATGGAGGCCAGATGGAAAGTATCTTCCAGAATCCAACCTTTTCCTTGAGGGGATTTCGCTACAAAGTAGAATCTTCCCTTCGGAGTCTGAATGAAAGTTTCCGGAACAATTCCGATCACAGAACCCCCTTCGAGGTACAGTTGTTTTGCCTCGGGATTAAGTGGGTCGATGTTAAGGAAGGTGTATGCCCCGGCAACAACGGCAAACTCACCGGCATTGATACCAGTAAACCACTCAGCATACTTCGACGCTCGGTCGGAAATCGGGTCGGCTTTACCTGCAACGTCATTCCACAGTTCGATCGCGTACCTTGCCAGGAACTTTCCGGTCGGAGTGTAGAAGACTTCTTCAAGGGGCTCAGCGGTCTCAGCGTCCCAAACGGTTACAACTAACCTACCATCTTCAGTATAGCTGTTATTACTCAGAAGATAAATCGGTTGATTCAACGGATCCGGAAGGAATACTGTGTCAGGGTCGCAAACAAATACCCAATCTCCCGACTGTGTCGCAGGGTTACTCCAGCGAACTCCGTACGCCGTGGAATAATCTTCCGACGGCAGTTTATCGCCGAAATACCATGGAACATAGATCTCACCGCTAGCCGAGTCCACGACACCAGCCAAGGGAAGACGGGTCTCTACATTCGGTCCTGGGAAGATTTGACGGCAGTCGCCTCGCTGAACGCAAGGGTCAAGAGAGACAAAGGGAAGTGTTTCTTCCGCAGTCAGAACGTAAGTTTGAGTGTAGGTGTACTGAGATTCTGGGCTCAAGCCTGTAAATAATTCGCTTTGGCAAGTAAATGGTTCGATGACTTGAATTGACGCACCGGAGGGAACACTGCCATTAACGGTGTTGAAAGCGCCAGCAAGAAGCTGAGTGGCGAAATCGTGACCAGAAGATGTAAGATAGTTCTGACAAGAGAAGTTCAGCTCAAAGCTCATACTTCTTTCGAAAACCATCGGAATCCGATTCTTAACCGTGTTTGAAGAGCCCGTGTAGCGAACAACGATGTTGTTAGTTTGCTGCACCACGCCTTCATTTTCGATCGCATCCGCGAGGCGAAGAACATTCACGCTGATCGGAATCAAGGGAGAGGCAATAAGAGCGTCAACAATGAATTGTTCGATACGGGATATTGTGTTAAGTTCCATGGTTTACGGGAAATTCGTGTTTGATCCGTCAATATACCACCCACCAGCGTCGTTCGGCTCGGCGGTCTGAAGCGTGCCACCCAGTTCAAGGAAGTTATTTGCTGTAACCCAGTTGGGGAAGTCGTTGTTCTGGCCGATTGCACCCCAGCCCACCCGGTAATCCGGAGCCTGGTCTCCAGCGGTGTCGGTTGTCCAGCCTGAAAGACCCTTGCCGGAAACCGAGTTGTAGCGTTGGGGAATACGCCAGGAGCGCATAATTCCCTGCGGAGTATCAACTGCTGAGTCACCATTTCCTGCGCGAATCGCAGTCATTCCCATCTCGGCCTGCATCTGCTTCAGAGCGGCGTCGTAATCCTTGTAGACGTCTTCTCTGCGGCGAACCGTATCGAGGTAGTAACGAGCGATTGTTAAAGCGGTGCGCCGGCGATTACTTGTAATCAGCACCATTCCAGCTTTACCCGATTGCTCAATATACGAGTCAATCAGGGAGTTGGCGTCTTGAATCGCCATGTTCAGCTTTGCCACGTTTACTGTAGTGGCTGCTGCGTCGTCTATGTTTGTAAGCTGAATGGCTTCCTTGAGGCCGAAGGCAACAATGAAATCGTCGGGAGAAGCACTTCGTGGATCCGACTTATTGTTTGTAAGTTTTCCTGAGCGATTCTGATAAGGAAAACCGTATCCACCGATTGTTTGCCCCAAGTTAGACTGAATTCGGGAACCGTCTGTGGATTCATCAGGGGCGAGAGTGTTTCGCGCTGCGACGCGGTAGAAGGCCCGCGTGGCGTTTCGCTTCTTAACAACGTCGTTCGCCGTGGGGGGAATTGGACCGCGAAGGCAAAGGTTTAGGTCCAAAGGAGGCTCGTATGAGACGAAAGCTTGATCCCAAGGAGTTAGAGTGCTATCTAACCCAAGGGAGACCATCGCATCCGAGGAATAGACCATGGTTTCCACCCCGTACTGACCGTAATTTACGGTGAAGGAGGTGAGCGGAACCGGGACATTTGTGTCCAGCGGCGCGTCAAAATACAGAACAACCGTTGTTGGCGTAGAAACTAGAATTTCCTTGATCTTAGGCGCAGCCATCAGCTTCCTCAGCTATAAAGGTTAGTACGAGGGTCGTTAGAGAACGGGTGAAAGTATTCGCTAACCCAGAACGAATAGGCATCTTGTGGAACTTCGATAACGTATCCGTCTAACTGTCGATACTTGCAGTTTTGCAGGTAATTTGCAGCCTGGCGGAGAGGCCATTCGTCCCTCCAGTTCACTTCCCATGAGTCGATTGTGATGAAAAAACCGTCGACCGTGTAATCAATGCGACCAACGATTGGTCCGCCGCTTTGTTCTTCATCTGAGTACGGGGGATTACTATAGTCGAAGGATTCTGAGACTCGCTCGAAAACTTCGCCGTCCCACTTCACCAAAAGATACCGAAGCTGAACCGGGGGATCTTCGTAGTAAAGGAAATCTTGAAAGAGCCACGTGGGCGATTGAATACTGGGACGACGAATTGCCATAGTTATTAAGGGGGAGCATTCCAGGTAGCTTTTCCGCCAAATGGGTTTGAGCGCGGCGAGGTTCCGTAAGCGGACGATTTTGGCATCTCTTTGGCTGAAGTCGGAAAGACAAAATCCCACACCGACTGTTCGTTAACTGGTTTCTCGTTGTCTCCGCCACTGTCATTGGGCTGCTTACCGTCGTTCTCACCTGCGTGACCGTGCTGAAGGTCAACATGGCGTACCCAGATATACTTGCCACTTCGTTTCAGGCAAACACACAACCAATCCGAACTCATCGGACCACCTTCTTCAATGACTGTGCACCCGTGATTCTCTTTTGATGCGGGGGGAAGGCTCCCAGCCGGATATACCGGAAGGCGCACCATCGTGCTGTTGTCTGGCATTTTGAGTTTCTTCTCTGCCTTAGACGCTAACAGCTGAGGATCAAACAGGACGTCCTGAAGGATCGCGTACTGGTATTCTCCACTAGAGGGTACGATGTTTACTCTTTTGCCAACCAATCCTTTCGGTTGTTTACCTTTGAAGGCAGGCGAGGTGTCAATCCAGTGCGACGGCGCCGCTTGTTCCCCAGGCCGCTCAGCTGAGAATTCTCCGGTTGCCCCTGTGATTTGAGGTATATCGGTGTTATGATCGTCGAAAATAACCTTTACTCTCCCACGGTTGAGCGGATCATTCACGTCCACGATTGTCCCCCGCAAAGTCCCTCTCGGCAGACCTGCGAATTTCATGTTTGTCTCAGTGGCGTTCAGCATTGAAACAAACTGACTCACAAATTCAGAAGCTCTGAGTTTGGGTGGATGCATGCTCAATTACCGTTGCGAGGTTTCGAAAATTTGGGGATGTTTCGCGGATGGCGTTTGGGAGGGGGAGAAAGAGGAGGGGGAGTGCGAACTCCTGTGGGCTGAACCGGCTCCGCTGGTTTTGGCTCTTCAATCGTTGGCTCTTCGATTACCAGAACTTCCGGAATAATCTCGTTAACTTCTTCTTGATCGAGTGGTAGTTCTTCTTCCATTGGTTCGAGTGAGTTCACTTTAGGTTGCGTCGATGGTTTACGTCGTCTGGTAGCCATACGTTGGTTAGGTACTAGAAAGTTTTACCCGTTCGAAGGAAGAAGGTATAAAGTCTCCGGCTGGGTGACAGCAACTCTCCAGGCTGCTTCTTCTTGCGGATCAAAGAAACCGTCCTCAGCAGAGGAAGCGTCAGCTATAAAATACGCGTAGCAAATCTTGTAGTTGTTTGCGTCTACGTTGTAAGTCTTCGACGGATTGTCGCATGTTGGGGGACACTTGTAAATACTGGCATCCCAGAGTGGAGCTTCAATCGGCTCCATCGCTCCAACAAGGATGTCGTTTACGTAGTAGCCCGATAAGAAGTTACATGCGCTAATGTTCAGGTATATGCCTTCCCAATTCCCGAATCCTTCCTTTGAAAAATCAACCGAGCGGCTGTGGAGAGGGTCGTAATCAATAAACTGTGCTTCCGAGAATTCATCGTAGTTCTCATCTGCAGTTGGTCGAACGGCAGCGTTAGTGTAAGAAGCATCTACAAACGAAAAGTCGTCGTATATCGCCGTAGAATATAGGTACGGCTCAGAATACACATAGGTGTAGTCGGTTCGGTCATTGGCTAGAACCACTTCCTCATAAATCTTAGGAAGGCTTGCCTCTGGAGGGCAATTCATCTTTTCGGTCTCGATATTGCTACCATAGTATGCAAAATCTTCGCAAATGAGTGCTGCCTTCTGCCAAGCTGCTCCGTTACGCCCGTAGTCTAACGGCATACGAACGAAGAAACGCTGCCAATTATCAAGGGCAGGGCCATTGTTCTGGTCGGCTACAAGCGGGTTTTGATAGATTTCTCGATCAAGAAGTTCCGTTGTGTTTGCAACTTGAAGGTGCTGACTTGCCCACAACCGAAGTGGAGTTTCTGCATCGTAAACGTTGGGGGACATCGTGTAGGTAATCCCGCTGAACACAATAGAAGAAATGTCCAGCTGGTAAGAAGATGTAAGAGAATCCGAAATTTCGATCTTCGGGAAATTTGTTTTTCCAGTCAGAGACAGAGGTCGGTAGGTTACGGTATAAAGACCGTTAACCGGATCGGAAGTGTAAGAGAACTCGTAATCGTCGGTAAGTAAACCGACTCCGTTTGTTAACAGATTCCCGTCACAGTAGAAAAGAACGGTCCCTAGATTTAAAGGTGCAGGCGGAGAAGAAAGCGAGGCATTCTGACTGATGGATACCCAAGTAGAATCGTAGTACATTAAAGCACCTCGATTCCCCGGCGTGGTATTTGCGTAATCCCACCAGAGCTCCCCTTCGAACGGGCCTCCAAACAATGAACTATTGGCGATAAACTTCAGAATTGAGTCTGGGAAAAGGGTCCACGTTGTTGGCCCATTTTCTTTGGCAAGAACAGTCTTGTAAGCTCCGGAAACAGTGATATCAAGATTGTCAATAGTGTAGTTCGTACCCGCAGGGTCTAACCCGTTTGAATTTAGAATATAGGTAGGAACATTGAAAGGAATGTTTACGCACCCTACGTCAAAAGCTAAAACGTTAGCAAACTCAAACCGAATTGGAACCCAATACTGAGTATCTGGCTGACGGTAGAGGTACACTCGTCCTGCCCCCGCAAAAGTTCCCTCGATGTTTAGAACGTTGGCAGCTGACGAAAGTCCTGTGATATTGGCAATAAAGACACTAATTGTGCTAGGTGGAACTAAACTCTGGTTCGCAACAAAAGTTGCTACATCCGGAAACACTATCTCAGGAATAAGTTCTTGATCCGGCTCTTCTCGGTAAATCACCTCAGCCCAAAACGGGCATTTCTCCTCTTGAACGAACATAGTTGCCAGAACTCCCGTGGCGCTATTCCACCACAGTTTACCAGGCGGAAGTATCCCCGAGATGGCCGCGTCGACCGTTGCCCTTTGCGCGTAAACCATGTCAACAATTTCGTTGAACGGAAGTTCGCGCTCAATTACGGGAAGGAAGAGAGATTTATTTTCATCAAATCCGTGCAGAGATAGGCTATCAAAAGCCAGATTGAACGGGAGAGGGCCTCCTTTGTTCCCCCACGCGCCCAGGAAATTTTCTAAAGTTTTCGCAGAGTTCCAGTCAGAGGGATCACTCCAATCTTGAATCTTTACCTGGATAGTCGAGTTGGTAGGCGTTGTTTTGTTTGAATAGGCCCACACAAGAAACGCAGTCACACCTGGCGAGTTCTCCCCAAGACTTTCGGGAATGCTCAAAACCCAGCGCTCAGAATCCTCGTTGTACGTCGGGGAAACGTCTACAGACAAAGTGTCGGAGTAAGATAGATATAAGGGCTTATCAAAGGCGTAAGATGAGCCTGCAAAAAGTATCGGGAACAGATAAGGGAACAGGCCAGTTGTGTCGTAACCCGGAAAAAGAGTTAGAGAGCCGTTATTGTCTTTACAATTGAAAGTGTTGTCACCAGCGACTCCGATTTCAGGTCTGTAAAAGGGAGCCGGTCTTGCGCCCGGGATATCAATCCGAAGTTGCGTGTTGTTGTTGATCTCTGTAAAAAACGTATCATCAACTTCACCAAAGTTGAGAACCATTCCGGCAGCGGTTTCCGTTAGAGAGAGAATCGGATAAGCATAAATGTCAAGATAAGCAATCTGACCGGCTTTAATTCGATCGTCCTTCTCAATTTCTACAATCGCTACCCAAGGCGAAGTAAAATCCTCGATATTCTCCCAAGTTTTTACAGACAGGACTCGAGGGAGAATGAAACTGTTATAGACTCCGTAGGTTCCCCCAAGGAGCTGCCTCTTTTGCGAAACCGTCGCGGGAAGGTTAGTCCAGTAGTTACTTCCGCTCCAACCTAGCAGCTGAGCAATAAAATCTAACTGCCCATTAACCCTGGATTCAGTTAGGGATACTTGTTCCGCTTGATCGGGAGAGAGGTATTTGTTTGTATAATTACGAAGCTCAAACTCGCTTGCGCTAAAACTGGGATTCGCTACAGTCATTTAAGTTAATTCCACTCCGTAAGTTTCAAGAGCTAAATATTCTTGACGAACACACACAACAGGGCTCATCCAAAGGGTAGAGTAACCCTTCACTTGCTCGTAAAAGTCAATTAAATCTTCGTCAAAAGGCCTCGTCAACCAGTCGGCAATCGGTTTGTATTCTCTATGAATGATCGGCCGAATGTCCTGAATATCCTGCAGCTCAAAATTGAAATCCACATCAATATATGCAAGATTGCAGTAGGTTGCCGGAATTTCTTCCCCCTGAGAGTTAAACACGGTAGAAGGTACAGCTTCTGCCGGATATACGGCCAAGGCGCAGCGAGTGGAAGGCTCAGCTTGGCGGGTGACTTTTGTGATTACACCTGAAACTGTTATGGACTGAATTTTCATACTCAGCTCCGTGAAATCTACTCGCCATCCAGTCTGCAGACTCGGTGAAACGATGTTGAACTCGAAATATTGACTCGTTTCATCAGCGGATACGGTTGACGTTGTCACTTCTGACGTTCCTGAGGGATCTACATAACTTAAAGTCGCACTACCGGAATAGCTCGTTCCAGCCGGGCAGCGTAAAACAACCTTCGAATAAGCGGATGGCAGAATTGTTTCCGGAAAGACCGGGGCACTTTGGAAAGTTTCATTACTTTCCCACTGAATAAATGACGTGGCGGGTTGAGCAAAACCTGGGAAATAATTGTCGCTGTTTGACCAATAGGTGGTCGAGTTTAGGAAAGCGTTCACTGAAGGATACCTCCAACCAATAATCCCATCGCTGCTCGAAGTTATGATGAGTTTAGTCCCCGCCAACGAGTAATCTTCTACTTTATAGTAATTTTCAGCAGGAGCATCGTCATATACCAGCTGGTACGCGACAAGATAACGACCGCTGCCAATATCGAGTTCTTTTAAGTTTAGAATGGCAGGAGGAACAACGGTTGTTCCATACTTCCAAACGATTTGACCTGCTTTTATGATTAGGTTCTCGTGCGAGTCCGAGGCGATCGCTTCCGCCGAGATAGGGCCAAATATCCCTTCGCCCCAGGGAATATACACGTAACCTACGTCCTGAGTCCCACCAAGTTGAATGGCAGTATTTGTGGCCGGAAGTATATCGAAGAAGTTTGTTTGATAAGTTTCGCTTACAGCCGGCAATCTGCGGTATATGGGTCTTCCGTAAATTTCCCACTCTGTAGGGCGATTCTTTAGGTTCTTGACCTCGATATACTGAACTGACGGAGTGTTTACGCTCCTTCTTTCCGTGGAGGTTCGAAGGGTTTGAATTCCCCCGCTAATTGGGACAAGCTGCTGACTCATAGACCCATAGTCCCATTTCTATAGTTCGGTGGCGAGTAAGAGTAGGTGGTTCCTGTAAACCACGAAAGTTGTGGAGTTTCCGATGTAGTAGCGGCATTTTCCCAAACATAAGTGTAAGCAGCTGACGAGTTGTTAAACCGCTCTTCGCTCTTGGGGATCAGGGTAACTTGTGCGATTCCAAGCTTGATCGCAGAAATATCGCGACCGAACTGCGACTTAATCTGCTCATCGCAAGAATACATATTCACGTAACGAAGAAGGTTTCCAGCGTATTCCTGTATTCTAGCAGTGTTGGTAGCAACTGTATTCGTCCAATCCGTAACCGTTGGGAGAGGCGAGAAAGCCCGTAAAACGCGGTAAAGATTTCTCCCATCTTCGGAGAGAATCGTGTCTTCCGAGTAAAGAGCGTAAGAGGGGTTGAAGTAAGAAATATAGGGAAGAGTTAAGAACTCCCCCTCTGTGAACTCTGAGGTGAGTACGAACACCCCGTTCTCCACATACACCGAAAAGTCAAAGAGTGGACTAACATTAGTCGTTGCTGTGTAAGACAGAACGGTGCTACCTTGCCGGAAGATTGTTGTGTCCCCTCTGAAGAACCGGAACATTCGAGTTGGTTCGGTTACAGTTCCGTCAAAGAGCGCCTCCGTTAGCTGAAGGTTCTGCTCGGAAGTGTAAGCTAGAGGGATCACTAAAGCTTCGGCTAATAGATCGTTGATCTGTGTGCTATCCGGTGTGAAATATTCAGCGGCGATGAAGTATTGCGGACTCGAAACACTTGTTTCTCTGTACTCCAGGTATGTTCCAACGGGGAACCGTGGCTTATACTTGAAGATAGGAAGTCCGGTATCTGAGTTCCGGACAATTATTTCTTTTATTATGCCGAGTTCAACCAGCTGATCAAAATAGTCTTTGGTAGAGAGGCCATTCGGCTGATACGTAAAACTTTGCAGAACATACGCAAACTTGCTAACTCCGCCCTCCATTGGGTCAACATAGTTATAGTATGGGTCGGCAATAGCGTTCGGACCCGGACCAATCTGAGGCGTAGTTACCCACTCTCCAGGGGAGTACGTGGTACCTGCGATCAAGTTAAGAGGAGTAACTGCTGGCCCAAGTAAACCAGCTGACAAGGCGCTTGTAACATTGTTTGAGGCTTGCTCCAGCGTGAAGTCCTGCGAAACAACCCACGCCAATGCCCCAGGCCTCTTCTCAAGCGGGACTGAAGAAGTGGGGTCCGGAATAAACTGTCCATCGCCAGTAACGTAGTCGTACTGAACGATCTCTGGATCGTATACACTGCTCGGGGCGACAGTATAAGTGTTCCCGACTACCCACGCCGAGTATGTTTTTACTCCGGAGATTTTACCTTCCGCAATCAAAACGGGAATTTCCGTCTTAGAACCGATATTCACGTTGTCTAGAATAACATGGAGTTCCCCGTCTCCCCCTTCACTTGGGCTCCAGTATACGATGTCGCTCTGGAGATAGCTCCCTGCCTGAAGCAGCTGGATCTGCTTCATCGTCAGGTTACCATAAAGTGTTTGATCTTTCTTATTGTCCGAGTACGGAGTGAAAGAAGTCACCACTGGATAGTAAACCTTTGACGGTATGGTCTGGAGGACCAACTCATCTTGACTCAGCAATTCCTCGGAAGGTTCGAAAGTGTAAACCTGTGTGTAAAGGGCTGCGGAGGTCGCAAGTTGAGGCGGAGTATTAAACGCCTTGGCAGATGAAATTCGAGGGTTTACGTATCGGTCGGGGGTATCAAAGGTTAGGTTAAAAGCAGAATCTACATCACTAACGCTTGGGTCTGTGTAGGCAGGGAAAACGTTTCCGGGCTGTAAGATATCGTATATCCGATTTCTGAAATCGAGCGAAGAATTTCGAAGGTTAACTCCGTATGAGCTGTTGGCATCAACCTCAAGGGTGATGTCGTACTGAACTTGGCTAAGTGTAAGCGGGTATAGATGCCCTGTTGTTCCGATCGGTACTGAGAAATTGACAACATTCTGTCCTCTGCTCAGCTGCTCATCGGTCAGCTCCACCCCATCCGGCCCAAGAACGAAGAACGAAACTTGACCACTAGGTAAAATGTAGTCGGTTAAATAATTGTAAGAGTACTCGGAACCTCTGTTTGGCTGAACTGAAGTTTGTGTTCCAACCCCGAAAAAATCGACAAAGAAATCTTGCCAGTCTTGGCTGCTAACTGGGTTCTTTCTGCGAATAAGTGTGAAGAAACGCTCTTGAACTTCTTGATATGTCTCTACATCTGAACCACCGGTCGAAGGTTGAGGATTCGTCGAGGATAAGCCAGCTACGTTTATGGCGGAAGAACCGACAATAGAGTTAGCAGGAACGTTGTAAATTGTTCCAACAAACTCAGAATAAACAGTGACATATAAAACGGTTTCCCCCGGAGGAAAAGTATTCGCATCTGCGGTAACAAAGTTGAAAACTTCACCACCAGTGATGTTGGGGTCAGTGGTAAAGACGGAACCAGCTGGAATCGTGACAGGAGCGTTTGACGCAGGTATTGTTAAAACAAGACGCGCAACTGAAGCTGTTCCCAGTCGGCGCATAGCACCCAAGAAAGGTCCTATCCACTCATTAAGGATCTTTTGAGGAAGTTGGTTGAGCCAAAACAGGAATTCACCCTGCGCAAAGACTTGCCCTTCCAGCAAGGCTGCCAGAGGGTTACCTGAACTAAAATCGTTAAGAGTTTGATTTGAAGCGTAATAGACCCTTTGCGAAGCTGCTTGAACAAGTTGCGCTTCGTTTCTGGGATCAAGAGAAACAGAGGGCAGTGGAGCGTATCTAGGCACGACGAGACCTCATCAGAGCGGGCAAACAGTTTCGGAATTTCCTGGGCCTACAGAATAATTCTTACAAGCGTTATCTTCTTCCGAGTAGTAAACTCCGTTGTCGATAACGAGGTTTTCCAACAAATCATCAATTTGATCTTTTAGGACTAGTTTGGTGATCAGGTCCTCACTATCCAGACCCGCAAATTTCTGAGCAATCGTTGGGGAGGGGTAACCGGCAGGATAGTTATATTTGTCGTTTGTCGTGAAACTTTTAGGAGCGTTCTCCTTGATGTTGGCAGGGTTGGTGAGGCCAGGGCCAGTTTCGTAACCAAAATTCCACACCCCCGTGACAACTTTGGAACCAGATATAGCAATCCCGCTAATTAACTGACCGCCTTCCACGTTTGGTTGTGGGGTCGTTAAGGTGATGTACCGAGAGTCTAGACCGTTAGGTCCTGCTGTCACAAGGGAATTCAGGCCAAGCGGCGGGTAATGCCAGTCGAGGTCTTGCCCGTCAAATGAAATTTGCTTGGCGCCATTTAGCCACTGGCTTGTAACGATGACACCACTAGAAAAAGTTGTCTTCATGAATCCCTACGGATTGCCTTCTTACACTGGTTTTACCCTACAAAAAATCCCCAGCCGAAGCCGGGGATAAGTAACTCTGAAACTGACAGATCAGGTACGTTCCCAATAGTTAACTGTGAACACACACTCGATCGTCTGAACGTTTCCGCTTTCACGGTCGACGTCAGCGGTTGTAACTGACTTGTACTGACATCCGTAAAGAACGTATTGGCCGCCTGCAGGAGCAGAACCAGCACCGACACAATCTTTGGGGGTCACGGTAACTGTGATCTCTTCACAGTTATATGAAAGCCAGAATTGCTCGAGTTGTTTGAAGATGGTGGGGTCGTACGGGGCCTCTAACGTTACGTCGTCTGCGGTTCTAGGTCCAATAACGTGGTACAGTCTGTTGCCAGATCCGTTGGCATACCGGCTGTCCTCGGCTGAATCTTTGACACCGCTGAACTTAGTGAACACCGCTGTGAAAGTGGGTCCACCAAGAGCTGTGAATGAAACTTCGTACTGCGATTTGGTAATCGGTCTTAAAATAGCCATGATGACACCTCCTTAAGTATTTCTTGGATCAACCAAGAATGTTGGAGATCATCGCGCCAGAACCGATAAGACCAGTGGCACCAAGACCAACCAGGTTAACAACACGCTCAACAGTGATTTCAGCACGAACCACGCGGCGCTCACGAATGTAGTACTCGGGGCGAACAGCAGGAGTGCCGGTCAGCTGATAGGTGTAAGCGAAAGCGGGGGTAGCAGCATTAGCACCGCCAGCAGGCATTACGCTATCTGAAGGACCATTGGGGCTGTAGAACAGCAGGATTCCGTTTGCAGGGAACACAGGCTGCAGGGTGCCATCGGTGGCAAGATAACGGCCCTCAGCAACGCGCAGACCACGCTCAAGACCGAAGTAACGGGCAAGCAGATCTGTGTCGATTGAATCGGCAGTGGTGTACTTGATACGCTCAAGGATAGCCTGGTTGGTCAGCAGTTGATCAAACACGGCAGTTCCCAGAACCATCGAGTTCGGGCGAATACCGATTTGGTTGGCAACCGAACGCTTCAGGGTCAGGATATCTTCGATCGGGTTGGAAGTCAGTGAAGACCAAGCCGAAGGACCAGCGGCAGAACCGTAGGCGGTCTGGAAGTTAGTCCAGCTGGTGAAACCAAGACCAGTCTGGGAACCGGCACCGGCGCTGGGCTCGTAAGGGTTGTAACCACCGGTTACAGTCACAGCCTGGCTTACGGTGTACTCGTAAGCGTTCATCAGGCGGGACATGGCGTTGCGAGTTTCGATCGCGCGCAGGTCAACCTGGGCAGGACCTTCGCCAGCGTTCTCGATGACTTCTTCGGGCAGTTCCCAAGCCACGACTTCTTGCTCAAGCGCATAAGGCTCGGCATCGTAACGGCTCTGAACGAATGGAATGTTGGTTCCGTATGCGCGACGGAAATCGTTGATGGCGAACTGCTCTTTGCCGAAGCGCAGAATGCGGCCAGCACGAGTCGGGGTGTCAACAACGGGGGCAATAAAGTTGGCGATATTTGTCGCCGGAAGCATGAAACCTTGAGCGAGCGTAGTCAGAATCGGATCTACGCCAGCATAGGTTTGCTGGAGGTTCATCATGGGAGGGAGGCTCCGAGATAGTTAAACGACTTCAAATGGTGTGAACCACAGTTGGGACTTACACCCGAAGGATGCCCAACTGAGGTTAATTATCAGGCAAAGCTGACGAGAACGAACTTGCGACCGCCGATTCCGATTTGCTCGCGAATCAGAGGTGTGGTGCCGTCTAGGGTAACGGCGGTGCCGTCGCCGACGCCAACAGCTTGACCCAGGTCGTTGATTTCGAGCTGGGTGTTCAGGGTCAGATCGGTCAGAGTTGCAGCGGGGGCAACTTCAACCAGCAGAAGACCGGAGGTAGCAACGGTCAGCTGACGAGCGGTGTAAGGTTGAGCCAGAGCGGTAGGCATGTAAGCCTGGTTGATACCGACGATTGTCTCAGGCTGAACGGTGAAAGCGTCACCGGCAGCGGCGAAATTAGGGCCAGCCCAGGTAGCATAGGAAACGGCACGGAATTCGCCGATTTCCACTACGCCGGGATCGCCGGCTTCGTTGTCAGCAGGAGCTTCGAAAGTTTCTGCGTAACGGATGTACTGACGGCCGTATACGGGACCTGCGTTTGTAGCCATGGAATTCTCCAAAGTATGAGGACTTCAATTTGTTTACTCTGGGACTTGTTTTTACACCCAGTTAAACTGAATGGTTTTACCCTTATCGGTAGTCAATACTACACCGGCAGCGGTCGTAGCATTGGCATTGTTTACCTGGCATGGGGAGGGTTCCCAGTGGTTGCCAACCAAGTCGACCGAACATTACACAATCGGGACAAGTTCTTGAGTCAAGTTTTGGAACTCGCCTCATCTCCCGGTATCCCTGATCTTGTCGAACATAGTATTGGCCAAGGTTGAAGAAAGAATAGGACGGGTTTGCTAAATAGCGAATAACGCGAATCAGCAGCCCTGGCCAACTCTTAACTTCACCAAAATCTTGTGTTTTGTCGCCCAACAGAATACCTCCGTTGTCGAGTGCGTCTTTTGTTTCAACCAAAAATTCATGCAAAGGTGGGAGCATTTCGCCAACGATGGTTGGCCACGCCCGCTCCATTTTACCGCGAGGGTTGATATCTTCGGCGCCGAGGTTGACAGCGGCAAGCGCAGAGATGAGAGTTTTGTCGAGTAGAGATCTCTCGTACTCCTCCCACCTCATTTGCTTATCCCGAAGACCTTTCACCAAAACTTTCGACTCATCTGTCATGCGCTCTTCAAGCTCAGCTTGTGAGTTCACTTTCTTTCTTAGAGCCTCGGCTTGGGTGAAATAATCTCCCCTCCGTTTCGTGGCCATGCCAATCAGAGAGAGGAGATCCATTTCAAACCTCAGTTATACATTGTGCGCTTGATAGCTTCCACGTAGTCGATTCCTTCGGACTCAACCAGTTTCAGAGCTTTTGAGTGGGGGTCAAGATCTTCCTCAGCAAACTGGAAGGTTCCGCCAGCGATCTCGCTGTAGGAAACCATCGGAGGAAGCTTGCTCAGCAGGCCAAGCAGCTTCGTGGCAGCCGTTTCACCCTCGGAGAACTCCAGGGTTCCGAAGTCAAGACCTTCGCAGTAGCTTTGCAGTTCGGACTGAGGCATAATTCCGTCGGTCAGGCGGCCATCTTCGTAAAGTGACTCAACGAATGAGGCGATCTTGGCCTTGCGGGCGCTCATCTTCTCTTCAGCGTAGCGACGCTGCAGTTCAGAATGCTCTTTCTTCAGGCGATCCAGCTCTTCAAAGATGGCATCCGGGTAACCAGCAGGCTTAGCCTGGCTCATTGAACCCATGCCGCAATGATCGGCAGAGAACTCGTTGTACTCCTCTTCGTCGGCATCGTCATCGCCGTCTTCGTCGTAAGTAGAACCGAACCCAGTCTTAGTGTAGGGATTCTTTTTCTCACCGTGCTCTTCAGCGAAAGCGCCTTCGGGGCCGACAACCTGGGCAGCTTCGTCAGTCTCGTCCATAGCACCAGGAGTCAGGTGCTTATTTGAGGCTTTCTTCTCACCCTTGTAACCTTCGGCGAACACACCGTCGGGACCGGTAACTTCGGCAACGCCACCCTCGAACTGACCAGGCTCTAGTTGACCTTTCTTGATCTTGGCCTTGCCTTGAGTCAGGTCATCGACTTCGCCCATGGCAGTTACGCCCAGCTCGGAAGTTACCTCATCTGCCTCAGGCTCGGCGTGATCAATCTTACCGCCTTTGGTGGCTTGACGACCGTCGCTGCTCTTTTGACGCATTACGCGCATGCTTCCATCAGACATAACGTTGATGGTGCTGACTGCGAACACTTCGTTGTCGGGTGACTCTTCGGTCTCGGTAGGAACCTTGGTGTCAGCATCTTCGCGACCGGCAGGGTTAGCGCCAGAAGCGGTCTTAGGCTGATTGGGTTCAGGATAGCTCTTAGCGTCGGCGTCGTACTGATCACCGTTCATGGTGCGATCTTCAGCATCCGCTTGACCAGCCCAGCGTGATTCGCCAGTGGCGTTATCAGAGCCGTCTTTCGCAGTTTTCTTGCGGTCAGCGTCTTGCTCCGAACTTTCAGCTGTATTCAGACGGTCTGCATCTTGCTCACCGCTCTTGGCAGTGTTCATGCGGTCTTCGCCAACGCCGCCTTTTCCTCCCTTGCCGGATTTGATTCGATCGGCGTAGCCATTGTCGGAAGAACGAGCTGTCTCGTAACGACCGGACTCATCATAGTCCATTTCGTCGCCTTCCTCCATTTCAACCTTTTCGCCAGGGTGAGCCTTGGCTTTGGCCTTCATTTCTTCGGCTTTCTTCTTGAGTGCCGGGGGCAGCTCTTTGTGTTGCTCGTCGTAGACGTTTTCTACAACCTGCATTACTTGGCCGTGGGCACCTTTGGCGTGCTTACGGCTGATTTTTCCGTCTTCCATAAATTGTTCCTCTGGGAATTGGTCTTCAAGTTCAGCCGTCTGCTGAGTGATTTCGTTGGTTTTGATGCCTTGCTTGGAGCCCTCCGTGAATTGTTGGTTTTCTTCGGGGCTGGCGATTTCAGCTGGAGCTTTTGCACCAGCCGCTTGATCCACGTCGGTTTCCTTTTGAGTGTCGACAGAATCTTGAAGATCTTTGACAGCGGATGAAACATCTTGTCGAACTTCCTCAAGTTTCTCGCGAAGAACCTCAAGTGGGCTTTTCTCAACGAGCAAGGTTGGGCCAAGTTCGTCGTCAAAAATTTGGTCCGGAGACAACGTCACTGCGAAGTCAAAGCATCCTTCCATCTCGTTGAATGAGAAGGGTTCGAGACCTTTAACCGCAGGGGGTGACGCCCCCAGCAAGGCAAGGTGCCTTGCACTCCATTTCCCCCCGTGCGGGTTGATTTGACTATCCGGGGAGTAGAAGGAAATCGATACTTTTCGATAGTGACCATTCTTGACTAAATCTTTCGCAGTGTCCGTGAAAGAGACATCGGCGTAAAGGTTTTGTCCCTCTCTCGTAAATCCTTGGATCCACCCAAAAGAAGGCAAACTGTCGTTATCACCCTGGTGGCCAAGAACTATAGGAGCTTCATGGACCGAAGGGTCATATGTATCGACAACTTGCTGAAGATCTTCCGGAGAGAATGTCCGCTTAATTCCTTGAGCAGAGGTCTGATCACCCGCACGAAATACGTGAATTCTTTTAGTGAACACAGTCTATAAGGGGATCTGATAACATTTTTTACCCTTCTTGCTCAGCAATCTGGGCTTCTTGCTGATCGGCTGGCTCCGCTTCAGGAAGGGCAGCCGCTTCGGGCGCAGCTGCACTTTCATCCCCGAAAATTGAACCGAACAGGTCTTGATCTTGTTCTGGATTGTAAGTTGTGGCAGAGGTGTTGTCGGCTGGTCCACCACTTTCCTTCTTGTCTTCCAGTTCAACGCGGAAGTGCCGCTCCAGCCACTCTTTCTTCGGTGTGAAGCCAGACTGAATGAGCAGAGAGACGTCCGGCATCGTGAGAGTTGACTCCTCGATCCGGAACTCCCGAGTAAGAACGGGAGCAGCCACATCAGTTCCAAAGTTTAGATCAACGATCCAACGGATAAGAGTCTGAGTTAGAGTTTGCGAGATAATTTCCGAAAGTTCCGAAGCTTTCACCACGCGAACGACGTTCGCAACCTGAGAAGAAGCGCGGGAGCCAGCTTCAGCTTGCCCTGCCTCGTTCTCTCCGCAAATCAGCACGCTGATTTCTTTGTCAATGTAGTCAATCAGATTCTTGAATACGTCAGGGCTTCCGGTTGGCGTCACGAACTCTAGCTCGTAACCCTCTGGGAGGATCATTGCCGTTTCTTGACTCAAGTTGGAAAGATGGTCGTACAGTGTATCGATTTCTTTCGTGCTTGCGCTCAAGGGTGCCTTCGCAACAGCGGTCGGAGTTGCGTACCGATCCCCGTAAAGAACATACGATTCAATCGCTCTGCGACGAAATTTGACGAGGGGATACAGAATACGACCCAACGATGAACCGTAAGGGTCACCATTGTGTGATACCCAGTAACGATTCACAATGAATTTCCGTGTAGGGAGTTCCACACCCTCGAACATTCGGTTGAATGTTAGACAGCGCATTGTGAAGCCCGTCTGAGCATCTTCTTTTTCTTGGAAAACAAAACGGCGCTGGTCACGCATCCGAACGTCAAACGGAACGACTCCTCTTTTCGTCTTCTTCCACATCACTTCCCCGACGGAGAATCCTGTGATGATTGCTTCCGCCAGTCCTTTGTAAATATCGTCTAACGGAATCTCCTCAAGAACTTCGCTCACGAAGTCGCGTACTGCTACGTCGCCGGGTTTATCACTGTACTGCTCGATATACCAGGGTCGAGACGTAATTTCTTGAACAAGTTTGGCAAAACAGCCCTGAACCTGCTCGTCATAAAGTAGGCGCTGGTATACAACTAGGGCACGGTTTCCGCCTTTCTGAATGAGGAGGTCGTCGTTCGGCCTGACGATTGTGTTACCTTGACCAGTGAACGGGCTGCTAGACCCGAACATGTAGATCGAAGATAGATTATAGGGGTCAGAAGTATAACGAGCTACCTCTCCCGATGGCACTGGGGCTGTCTTAAATCTTTGAGCCATCCAATCCTCTGGTAGTTCTAATCCTTATCTCTATTTTTACCCTCAGGCGAATCAGGGAAATTCTGAAAGAGGTAATTTTCCAGCTTGGTCAAGATCCGAGAGTACTCATCGTAGGTGTACTCGCTTGAAGTTTGGCTCATGTAGTGCCGGCAAGCTGAGATTAGCCGGTAGATATCTTTTTCTTGTAAAGAGTACATCAGTTTGCTAAAGTAAACTGCATCGGCGGTTGAGGAACCCCATTTACGGAATACTGAATAAAAACATGGTATACCCCGTCATCGCCTTGTGTTTGCCAATCACCGGTTACGCTTAAGTCGGACAACCCCGAAACATTGGCATAGATTGAAGCTTGAAGCTCAGAGTTGATCTGACCGGGATTTAAAACGTCTAAGATTTGATCGGCTATACCGTAGTTTGCTCTCATAACTCGCTCGTAGTAACGAGTTTCCACTACGCTTCGAATTTGCTGCGTAATCAAGGCGTAGTCTACGCTTGTCCCCAAGTTACCATTAACTATGGTCAAAGGGTATGTTAGCCCGCGAATACTTGACGATAAAGGCTCTGTTACGCTCATCGGTATCTACGAGAAATTTCAAATTCTAGAGTGTTCAACCTTCTGCGAATCTCTTCGGCTGGAAGGGAACTTTCAATAACTTTGTTCACCTCTTGTCGCATTCCGCTGTGACTCAGGGAGCGATAGTAGGAAGGATCCACCAGATCCTCTTCTTGTTTTACGCTGGAAAGAAGGGAGAGGCAAAGGGTCTCAATTGAAACCCCTTGCGCTCTAGCCCTTAGTTCAAGCTGTAGTAGAAGAGAGTCAGGAATCAGTAACGTTAATTCCTTGTTCATTATGACTCTCATTTGGCTCAGAAGCCGGTGTTGTTAGTTCCTAGTCCTTGAGCATTCAGCTCATTCTGCATCTGACCAACGGCAACCCGGATCAGATCGATCTGGATTCTCTCCAGGGTCGGAACAGGAGTTACGAACACCTTGGCGTTGATAATTCCGTTCTCGAGTGAGGCAGGAGGGTTAATCCGAGCATCACAGATAACCTGGAAGGCGTCGCTTGGGCGAGCACCGAACAGAGCACCACGTGAGTACAGCTGGTTTAGAACGCTATTGCCAACCGAGATGATCTGGTTGAACGCCACGCCGAAGCCGTCGATGACGTTGAAGATCTGGTTATCGAAAGCATTTCTCAGTGAACCGTAGACAACGTTCAGAATGACGCGAGTGTTTACGAACTGATACAGGCGCTGCTGAGCGTCTGCAGTGTTAACGCGAGTTCTTCCACCCCAGACAAACACCGCGCTGGTTGGGTAACCAGGCAGAGTACGGATTGCGTTGCAACCGTCAGGGTTGAGCAGGTTCTGCTGAGCCGAGTTGATCGGAATCTGAGCTGAAACAGCGTCGGCAAGTTGATACTTGACGCCAGCAGGCGGGAATTGATAACCTTCAGCGCGGTAGCGACGCAGAGCGATTCCAGTCACGTAAGGTGAAGGTGGAATCCACTGACCTGAAGCGTTCTCGATGTAAGGGCCGTAGTAAGCGATAAAGCCAAAAGGCTGGAAGTATCTTTGGCTATCGGTGTACAGACGGTTGACATTGTCAACGCCAGCCTCGATAAACTCGGCTTGAGGAACACCGTTGAACCCAACACCACGAATAGCATCGCTGATGATTTCGGTGGAGGTGATTGGGTCAAAACGCCAGAGAACACTCGGAGGAGTTGTCTCAGGAGTAAAGTTCAGGCCAACTTGTGAGCCGTAACAAGGTTGACCGACAGCGATTAAGCCCGTATCATCTAGAGGATCTGGAGCAGCAGGGACAACCACCCAGTCGTAAGTTGTTCCGTTGTAAGTTACGGCAATACGGTCGTTAGCAACAACTTCTGTTACTCCATCAGGGGCAACAAGGGTTCCAGGACCAACGAAAGACGGAATTGTGAAGTAAACACCGACAAGGTTTGCAATCCTGTCTTGAATATCGGTCCCCGATGAACCAACATTCAGACCGTCTACGGCATCAGCGTAATCAGTAATAGCAGAGATTGATCCCCCAGCAGCAGTTATATCAGGGTCGTAAGTTCCGCCATCGATAGCGTCAATTGAAGGAACCAGGAATGCTTGTGAGGCATAATTCTGATCAACAGTTGGGGTGCAATACCAGTTCTCAAGAGTTGTTGAGGGAGAACCGGGAGCCTCCAGAGTTAACTTCGGCAGCCAGCCAGCGGTGGAATCCTCACCGAAAGGCGAAATCAAGCCGATACCCAGGGTTGTTAAGCTGTTGTTGAAGAAAATTGAGGCCCCAGGATTGCTAGAGGAAGGCGCGGGTGAAGTGTCAGCCGCAGAAGCTTCTTCTGCGATTAAACCACTATTCAGACCGTACTTTCTGCCACGGACAAACGGAATAACCGATAGCTCAGCGAGAGTGGCCGAAGTTGCTTCACCACCGAGAACTTTCGTGTAGAAAATTGTGGGGTTAGAAACCAGGGAAGCTGTTCCGCCTGGAATTGCAACGAAAGCACCACCCGTGTAAGCAGTTAGGCTTTCAGCTAAGCAGAAAGTATCTGCATCAATCACTTTAACGTAGTAAACTGTTTCAGAAGCTTTGGTTGTTGCCCGGAAGAGGCTCGCCCCAGTATCTGTCTTGACTGCTTGAGTGAAATACAGTTTTTGACCATTGGTTAAGCCGTGAGCAACACACGTGATTCGTGCGGTGCCTGCATTTCCGTTAGTACCCCCGGCGCCAGCAATAGAGCCAGTAGCTCCAAGGCCAATTCCGTTAGGATCAAAAATCGTACGAGATACGAAATTCAGGCGGTAGTTAGCAGTGGCATCCTGAAGGCTTGCAGGAAGGTGCAGTGTGTTAACGTACTGAGCGGTTCCAGTAATGTTTTGAATGAGGTTTGAGGTTTGCCCGTTGATTGTCTGAGGCAGGCTGTAAAAAGGAACAACGTAAGTAAGATCAACGCTTCCTGTGGTGCTGGGGAACAGAACCGCATCCGCAGGATTAGTTACAAACTGGGAACCTCCTCCTGCAATAACCTCGTTCAGAACTGAAACAGCCCGAGGGGCGTCAAACGCAAAGAAAACGTAATTGTAAGGGTAATCACCGAACACTTCGGTGTTGTAAGGAGGTGCAACTACAAAGATGGTTCCGTCTTCCGCTAAACCTTCGCTGTTAAAGGCTGTTAAGATAGCACCTGTAGCATTGCTATAAGTAACTTCTTGAATTTGGTAGGAAACAGGCCAGTAATTGGCAGAATCTAACTCAAGACGTTTTAGGTCGGTTGGTTCAATCGTGTCATTAACGGTGTACCTGGCCGAGTCCAGAAGACCAACCTTCTCCCCAGCAGCTACAGGAGTAGCAGTCTTAGACTGAGATACAGCGGTTGCTGCAGTCGGCGAAGCAATCAGAGCTTGGTAAGTGAGCTTGTCGTAGGATACATCAGTTCCAGTCCACTCGTAAATGGCGTTGTCGACCAGATACTTACGGCCGGTAACTAAATCAGCAGCAGGCTCGTGAGGTGTGAACTCGCTATACTTGTTGACATCGGTCACAAGGAAAGGACCTGGATCAGCAAGAGCCATCCACTTGTAGTTGTTGCTGGCGCAATGGTCAGCGGCAGCAGCTCCGATAGCAGCACGGCCATCAGCGTCGAACTGAGCGTACGCAGTCGGTGTGATTAGGTAACCCTGATCTTGTTGACCATCGAAAGCAGTGTTGATGCACTGGATGTAGTCCTGGGGGACTCTCAGAAGATTCTGCTGTTGACCTACGATATTTTGAATGTCATAGACATTCTGCATCATGACGTACTCAGCACCAACCGGAAGAACCAGCGGAACAACGTTTACATTAGCGTCAAATGTTGCGGCGGCAATGCTTACGAAAGCATTCTCTGAGTTCGACAGGGGATCAAGGGTAGTAACAAGGCCGTAATCGCGAACGTAAACAGAGCTACGAACACTTGGGTTGCTTTCGATGGCTTCTGCGATCGCGGTTGCGATGGCCGAGGAAATTCTACGGTTGTTAACTTCGTCACCAGCAATATAATCCACTGGAATTGTAACCGGAACACCCAGCCACTCTCCATCGGCGGTGTAACCTGTGGAACCGTCACCGGCTACAAGGCGGTTTCCGTTGATAACAAGCTGCGCGTAAACAACGTCTCCAGCCTCGAAATTCGAGGGAAGACCAGCGTTACTCTGCTTGGTTCCGTTGGGAAGAATCTCGATCTCAACGATTTGATCAGGTGTGCCGACGCGAACGACGCGAAGATCGCCAACTTGAGCGTTCTGAAAGAACTCGTTGATGCAGTTGTAGCTCAGTAAGGGAATCCGATTCTCGGGAACGCTTCCGCCAACAAGGGCGAAATAATCGTTCAATGAAGTGATCGGAATAGGTGTGTTGTAAGGGAATACTGTAACCGGAACCGTTTCTTCGGTCTCCACCAGCATGTAAACAGTGCTAAAATTAGCAACGTCGGCGTTAGCAACAACACCGGCACGTTCGTTGATGTATACACCAGGAGCGCCGGGGGTTGTTCCACCACCTAGGGAGAATGTGGCCATGTCAATAAGTAAGTGTTCCTTCTTTCCCTCCAGTAGTGCAGGCAAGGATGACTCCTACGTGGTCTCCGTAGAGCTACTGTTGGGACACGAATGTGTACTTACTTTTACCCGTTACTGGACTCCAGTAATTGCTGGCACGCTATCGAAATTGTAACCGTTAAGGGATTCTCTTAGGACCACACCTTGCAAGGTGTACCGATCTAAGGAAGCAATATACTGGCTCTCTGAGTCAAAAGGGAAGATTGCATCAGAATCTGTCCCCTCCGGGTTTGCGGAAATGAACGTAGCTTGTTGAAGGCTCCCCGAAGGGCTCTCAGGGTTGGGCAGAAGAAGTTGCGCACCGAGTGGGGGAAGTTCGGTAACTTCCCACTGTGGATTCAACTCAAGAACTGCGCGGTACTCAAGGGAATTGGTGTAGTACTGGTACCCAAGTTTCCTCCAGGTGAACTGAGGCTGAAAGGGGAGGGTAATCATCTTCAGACCATCTTACGTGAGCGAGCTAGGAGGCGAGCGCCAATCGATGTTCCTCGGTTAAGGTCGAAACCTTCTTGCTCCGCAACCTTCTTAGCAGCAGCCTCAAGAACAGCGGGGCTGGTAGGAACGAAAATATCGTCTTCCTGGGAACGGTTTAGAAGTTTCTTGCGAACATCGGTCTCAATATGTTCTTTCTGGACAGCGGGGGCAGCGGCAACAGGCTCCTCGCTTGGCATCTGAACTTCAATCTTTGCTGGCTCGGGTTGTGCTTCGACCTTTGCCTCTGTTTTAACTTCGACTTCGGGAGTCACTTTTGTTACTTCCTCGGTTTGCTCGTAAGCCTCATTAACAAGAGGAGTCGAAGGATCATCGGCGGTGAAAGTTCCGTCTTCGTTGTGAGCTCTTCTTCTAGCCATGATTAACGTTTTTGTGTGAGAATGTTTTTCCAAGCGATTGGGACAATCTGCTTGAGTGACTTGTCGGGAACGCCAACCCACGGCCTCGCAGCCATTCGTGAGGTTCCAAACTGGTGATATACACCGTAGGGAGCGGCTTTCACCTCGAAGCCTTCCCCTTTCGGTAAGATCTTGGCTTCGTCTTGCATATACCCGGTTGCCCGTAAGATAGGCTGCCCTGGGTATTTGCGTAGTTTCGCGATTGCGTATTTAGGGGTCAAAGAAGCCCAAGGTCTTCCCGTTGTAGGGTCAGCTTCTTGGCGCCAGGGAACAGCGTGATCCTTCAAGAGAACAGGTGCCCACTCTTTTTGTGTGGGCTTCCACCAATTCAAGTTGAACTGAAGGAAGCCGCTCTTCTTGACTTCAAAACTGATCATCTTCGCCTTGAGCTCTTCTTAATCTCTTGCTCTTGCTTTTCTGCAAAATCCTCAACAATGCTGATCATTGTAAGAACTTTGCTCATCGGTTGTTTCTCTAACCAGTCTACAGTGCTATCCCAACGTTGTTTGCACAGGTGAAAAGAAACTTCAAGCCAATTTTCAACTGTTAGAACTTTTTCGTTGATGACCTCTTCTCCGATCCACTTGAAGATTTTTTCCGTTTGAGGGAGAGTAAAATACGCCAAGTCGTCTGTGTTCTGAATTAGGCGAGAAATTAAAGGGATCATTCCCGTCTCTTTGCTTCTTAAGATTTGCGCAAAATAAAAGTCTTTCGGGCAAATCTCTCGAACATGAACAGAGACGTCCTCGCCAAAACTCAGAAGGTAGGTGAAATCTTCAAGATCTTCAACGATTAGTTTGGGTCAGCGTCCTCCTCATCAGTTCCGCTTGCTTTGGCAACAAGGTCGCTAAGCTTCTTGAAATCTTTTACGCCGAGGTCAAGAATCTCATCGTAGGTGATCTTGTCAGAGCCCACAATCAGGCGCTCAATGATCTTCATACCACGCTCAACGTCACCGGCTTTGCCGAGTTCTTTCTCCATATACAGGAGGTCGCGGCCAGTCATTTCGCGGATTTGAATCTCACGACCGTCGGAAATCGTGGTGGAGAATGTTTCGAGTTTCTTTTGTTTTGGTTCCGCTGCCGGAGTTGGTTGTCCAGCATCTGTTGAAATGGTTCGCATAGTAATTGCTAAGTAAATCTGTCAAGTTTTACCCTCGCCTGGAATAAAGCACTCTCGAGCTCTTCGTCCCCCTCTCCCGGAGGCAAGGAAAGGTAAATTCCCTGAGCTGTTTTCCAACTTTGGTTGGCCCCTTCAATATCCTTCTCAATCCGTTCGGCTACGTCACCTATCCAGGCCCACACCACTTCTCGTCGAAACTGAGGATCAATTGGAAGGGGAAACGGCATCAGAGGGCTCGAGACATCGTGAAAGCTTGCTGAGGCGAGAAATACTCTGAGTTGTAAGCGCAGTGGACTGAGGAAGGGATTTCCCGTCCTTTCTTATCATAGGGAGTGACTAAATAGTAAACTCCGGCAATTCCAACCATGGTTTCCAGCGAAGCGGAGGCGACACGTGACTTGCGTGACTTTTTCATTTGATTAGGCCTTTCTTGATTGCGTTGAAGCGAGTGTGGAGCTTTTCGATCGCACCGATCTCAGAGAGTTCTTGCATCGAGTATTCCACGCCGGATGGCTCTTTGTCGCCACCAGGGTTAGACGGAGTGACGGTTTTTTCCTTGGGTGACTTGCGAATCCGGTTGTCGATTGCCACACTAGAGAAGTAAGCTCGCGACAGTGGGAGTTCAGGAATCCCAACTGCCGATTGAAACAAGGACCAGGTGTACATATGAGCGATTTGAAAGAGAACAGCGAACTGCTCTGCATAACGGTCTGGCGTCATAAACCAGATCTCGTCATGAATACTCAGAATGAACCGTGCCGGAATCTTATATTCCTTGGTGAGCCAGTGGATTGAGGTCAGGAAGATCGAAAGAATCTCGGCACCCGAAGATTGAATCGTCCAGTTGACTCGCCCGGTCTTGAAGTCGTCGCCCACAGCAGCTGGGCGCATCGCGGTCGAGATCTTGGTGCCCAGGCAAGGGAGCTGGGGCACACGAGTTCGCATTGCGATCTCTTCCATATAGTTGAAGCAACCGGAGTCCGAGCCACCTTCATACAGCCCTGACCGTTGTTTACCCTTCTTTCCCTCCAAGATTCGGTAGGCGAAGTTCTTCACCTCTGTTGGTGACTTCTCAGGGTATTTGCGGCGAATGTAGGTCTGCACAGCACGGACACCAGCTCCGTACAGGACAGCGAAGCCGGCGATCTTAGCCGTATCCCGATCCACTCCAGCCAGCTTGGCGAGGGCGCTGTGTGGGTCCGTGCCTGCCTCCTTCGAGCCACTCAGAACGTTGTAACCAAAAGGTGAACAACCGACGTGACCGCCTTCCCACTTGTCACTGTAGATTGAGGCAATCTGCATTTCCTGACCGTCAAAGTCTGCACCCACAATCTTCCAGCCATCTGGAGCTTTGACTCGCGTTTTGAGTTCAGTGCCGATGCGCCAGTTCTTCGTGGAGCACATCGTAACCATCAGCGATTCCACAGTTCTGCGAGTAACTGTGCCATGGCAAAGAATCTCGGGCAGAGTAACCAGCGAGTCCTCACCGTAAGGGTTGTTGGCACGCAGGAAGATGCGGTCCATCACACGCTTGCGCACCGAAGTCCAGTAGGATACAGAGTTGGCAATCTCGAGTGCTCGTTTCGCCTCGGGGAGATCACTGCTGAGGCGACCAACCGCCATATCCTCGACGAAATCTTTACTCAGCACCCCGCCAACGTTGTCGCCATTTCCTTTCGGGTGTGGGATCTTCGTTAGGTTGCCATCCTCGTCGTGGTAGCACCACCCGTCATTCTTGGTGAAGATCATCGGGCTCCCCTCGTACTTGAGCTTCAGCACTAGGTGAGCCAGGTTGGACTTCACACCAATATGCTGATTCTCGTCTTTGAGGAAAGGGCGAACCCAGTTCGGAATGTGGGCATATTTGCCTTTCGCAGACTTGATTTCCCAGTCGAGCTGAGAAACCCACGGATCTTTGCGCACCCACTGCTGAGCCTTGGCAGGATCGTTGAGGTAGAGAACGCGCCAGTCCTCGTAAGTTTTCCACACCAGATCCTTACAGATCTGCGTCATTTCGTCGTTGTATTCCTTGTAGACGCGCTCAACATCCTCAATCCACTCCGACCAGTTATCCACAAGCGGAATGATCGAACCGTTCAGATGGTAGTGACCGCAGAGGGCAACCATCGAGGGAGTGCTATCCAAGTACTTTGGCCACAACGCCTGAAAGAGTTCGGCAGTGTAGTAAGCATCTTTCAGAGCGTAGTCAAGAGCCTCAGTTAGAACTTGGCGGATCTGAGAAAGATGGGTCGCATCAACGAAGATGTTACGGATCTTTTTATCCACTTCGCCCAGCTCTTTCACGTCCTCACCGAAATACTTTCGGACGGCTGCAACGTGGAAGTTGTAACACTGCACAAGGCTATTCGTGGCGCCTTTGTCTAGCCACTTCGGAGCATAGCGCAGTTTGCGCTTCTCTTCAGGCGTCAGACTCTCTGGGTCTTTTCCAGCAAGAACGTACAGCCAGCGTTGACCACGGGCCAATCCTGACACACCGATGTGAGCAGACAGTGTGTCAAAGTAAAAGTTTTCAGGAGTGGTTTGATCGAGCGTGTAACCCTCACGAGCACGAACACGGTCGTAGCTGATGTTGTGACCAGGAATGAAGCGGTTGGTTCCGATTGGAATCAGCTCGTGTTGATCCCATTCACTCTCGGGGAGAGTTGGATCAATTAGTTCGGAAGCTAGCCACACATACGCAGCCTTATCACTCAGAGCGGTTCCGATGATCGGAAACGCACCGCCGTGCACGTAGGTCTCGGTATCGAACGTGAACGCTTCCTCTTCAGGGAAATCAACTTTCTCGATGTACCATCCGCCAGCAGCGTCATTTTCAACCCACTCATACCGGGTCCAGCCGGATTCAAACCGGAACTCCTCAGGCGGGGGAAGCGGGGGCAGCTTGCAGCGAGAAAACTGATCGCCAAGCTCCTTATACCTGCCAACTTGATCGCTGGCAATCTTTTCGAAGTGATCGCGCAAAAAATCACCCTTCAAGTCTGGAAGCGGCAAAGGGCCATCATACAGACCTGCAGGGTGATCTACAGGAACAGAAATATCAAATTCTTTCAGCAGGTTTTCTGCTTTCTGAATGGACAGACGAGACATTTTCTGTGGCTTTTCTGTGCCAAAGATTTTGTCGTGCAGGTCGTCTGACAGAACGGGGTATCCAAGTTGTGTTTTCTTCACGGACGTTAGGTTTTTCATGGCTTAGTATAGCTTTGTTACCTCGGCGGTAAACTCAGGGGTTTACGTAGGCCAGGGTATCGATCGGCGGGGGCTCAGGGAATCCTGAGTATAGGGACGGGGTGATTGCCCTAACAGGGATTGCTCCAGCACCGTTCCAGGTGTTTGAGGGTCGCACAGGGAACCACCGGTAGATCGGTGTCCCGTTGTTGTACCCGTACACGCAAGGCTGAGCCATGAACGGGTTGCCAGCTTGCCAAGTGGGATCCGGTGGAACCTGTGTGTAATAATTCACACTGTTGTTAGCCCAGCTTTTATAGAAGGGGGCAAGAACATTTCCAAGCAGATCTACATCCACAGTACCGGCATCAACTACGGCTTTCGCCATCTGAACAGCACGAGGGTTCATACAAATCCTATGACCATAGGTGTATTTTACCCTCAAAAGGTGCAGTCCCAGCAAAGTTTCCCGGGGTTTTCATCAAAGAGACCGAGATTTCGAGCTTCGTTGATTGCCTCCAGAACCTTCACATCGTTATTCAAACGTCGGTGAAGACGAAGACGCCACAGGGTGTATTCTCGGGCATTTCTGTCGGTAGGATCAGCGAGGTATTTCTGGTATTTGGTTTCGACTGTTTGAACAATGCCGATACCAACCTTCTCGATGAGGTGGTCAACTTTCTGAAGAGCCCGTGCCATTAGTTTGCAGAATTGAAGGAGAACATTTTGAGCTCAAAGTTGCGAACACCGGAGCTTTCGTAGACGATATCTTTGTTCTTCTTGTAGATCTCGTAGGCGTCGAACACCGAAGAGAAGTGCAGCGGGCGATCAGCGGGGCTGCTTCGCCAAAGGAGCATTTCCTGAAGAGAGAGCGGCACATCGATGTCCCACTGTTCATCTCGCGAAGAGTACAGAAGTGGCAGAGCGTCATTCCGCCACCAGTCGCAGATCTGCGGGCTGTATTCATCCCAAGCCAGGGGATCTGTCAGGTGGGTGTCGCAAGTTTCTCGGATCCAGTTCACGTACTGGCGGCCACGCTCAACGACGAGATTGGCGCTCGTAGGAACTTCATCCAGAAAGTAAGCTTCCTCGTCGCCCCTAACAACCCGCTCGATAACTGCAGGGAATAGGAAGGATTCGGAGATAAGCCGGAAGTCTTCGGCACCCTCGCTAACGGAGCGCAAAACAACCTCAAGAATTGACATGGTGGTAGCAATCTGAAGTTCTTCGCCCGAAGCAGGAATCTTTGGTTTCTCGTTTGATAAACCTTTTCTCAAAAGGCTTAATTCTCTCTCAAGACGACGAACTTCTCTACCCATCTCCCGTTCAAGCTTGCTCTTGTAGATCTCGGACTGAGTAACTAAATTGTCAAATTTAGTATCAAGTTTTTCTAACTCAGCGTCAAATTGCTCTACAGATATTTTGAGGTTGGATAGTTTCTTTTTGAGGGAAGTGACCGAGGAACGTATAGAGTTGGTTGCAAAAATTAAGTTGTCAGCAGTCATCAGATCGGGCGAATCGTTGCTCTCAGTTGGTCTGTGTTGACGTCGATGACTTCAACGTTAAACGAGTATAGGCTCTCAGGGTCGCTCAGTAAATGGAAGCTTCCTTCAAACCGATCACCATCCCGGGAGCGCAGATAGAAGTTTCCGGGGGTAGGCGGGGAGCAGAGTGCAATATTACCTGCAAACTCGGGGTTGGATTCCTCGATCGCTGTAACAAGTCTCTGGTAGATTGCGGAGGCTGCCGCCATCTCACTATCATTTGAAAACTGAGCTCTCAGTTCGCCTTCGATCGCTTCAAGGCTGGCTGCAATTCCGGTGTCAAGCACGATCTCGAAAGTCGCGCCTTCTTCCCGAGTCAGAAAACAAACTTCCTCAGAGTCAAAGTTTAAGTCATCCGGGTCTTCAAACGCTTGAAAACCATGCTCCAGAAGCTCGTAGAAGGTGTCTTTGATTGTTTCCGCGTCGGGACCGCCGAGGTAGTTGGCGATGGCGTGGAAAATCCGAGGGTTGGCAAGCAAACGCGCCACCGGGTAAATCAGCTGTTGTTCGTTCATTACAGTGCTCCGCCGAAGCAGTATAGCGATCGCGTCGTTTGGTAATCGTTTAGCATTGTTTTACCCGGCATTCACAGTTTGACTTCTTCAAGGTTGGCCACCTTGATTCCTTTTGCTCCAGGGCGACCTTGCTTCACAGTGCTGATGCTAAGCTCCACCTTCTTCTTGCGCGGGGAAACCCAGGGCACGGGGTAAGAGCCTTCACCAAGGTATACAAACTCGGCTTCGGCAGGTAACCAGAGCTTCCCCTTGCTAGTTGCTTTGCACAGGTCTTCACCACTCAGCACAACAGCCTTAAGTTGATCTTCCAGTTTGAAGACACAGAGGTATTTCCGCTGAGAAACTTCAGCTTCCCGTTTCGCAAGAGCCACAGGACCGTAGCCCGTGGAGATTGGGCCCTTGAAAGTTGCCCCAACTTTCTTCAAGAAGCCATCATGGGTCATTAAAACCAATTTTTCTTTCGCGTCGACGACCATTGCACCCCGTGGGCCCTTGGCCTGCTCAACAACACCCTTCTTCAAATCAATCTTCAGGAACCGGGGCCTAGGGGGGGCGGGGGGCCTCTTCTGCCCTGCCCTCGGGCTGGCGGCCACGCTTCCAGCCGGAGGCTCCACCAGGGCGCTCCTGCGGGCCTCACCGTGGCGTTTGGCGAGCTCAGTGATCTGTGTGTACACCCACTTCTGGCGCACCTCTTTGTTCTTTACCAGCTCGTCAAGGGTCTTCAGGCGGTCCTCCAAGGTTTGCTTCTCGGTTTCCAGTTCAGCCTGGTCAAGACCTGTGAGTTGACGAAGGCGCATCTCAAGGATTGCCTCGGCTTGATCTCGAGTGAACTTGAACGGGCGGTCCACAAGGGCAACCAGAGCCTCCTTCTTTGATGCCGACTCCTTGATCTTCTTGATGATCGCATCAATCTTGTTGATGGCTTTGATGAAGCCAATCACGATCTCAAGACGCTGCTCAGTAAGGTCTAGCTCTTGGGAGAACTTTCGCTCCAGGCGAGCCATTCGCCACGAGAACCATTTCTGACAAATTTCAACTGGGCTGAGCTCGACGGGTCGCGTACCGTCAATAACCAGCGTTTTTGCTGAATAACGAGTGTCGAGATCGGTGTATGCGTAGAGTTGCTCAACCAGCTGCTCAGTTCCAACATTGGGCTTCGCAACAATCGTGACGCGGTCTCCGGTGAGATCAGACTCGTCGATAACTTCTGCGATTCCATCGAGTTTTCCTTTCTCTAGAGCGTCACGAACTTGTTCACCGAGTTTCTCAGGGTTGACCCCAGGCGGGAAATGCGTGAATGTAATTGTGAGGCGATCTTTTGCCTTGCCGCTTCGTTTCTGTACGCCTGTCTCGTGCTTAGCGCGGCAGCGAATGTTGCCAGAGCCTGTTTCTTTGTACCTCTTGAGTTCTTCGTCATTGACAATGTCGCATCCAGTCGGAAAGTCGGGGATTAGGAGTTCGCGTGCTTTCGCCTCCTTTGGCGCTTTGAACTCGCACGCAAGTTTGGTGGCCTCTACAACTGCTCGCAGAGAGTGGGGAGCCAGCTTCGTTGAGAACCCCACGGCAATACCTGTGTCGCCATTCAGCAACACCGAAGGAATCGCAGTGTTAAACCGCTCTGCCTCCTGACGGGATCCGTCGTAGTTCGGCCTCGTTTCCCAGGTGGCTTTGTCCTGCAGAAGCAATTCAACAGCGGAGGGTCGCAGTTTACACTCGGTATAGCGAGCGGCTGCAGGGCCGTCAACGGTGCTACCGAAGTTTCCGTGACCGTCAACCCACGGAACGTTGTTGTTCCAGGTTGTGGCCATGTTGACCAGAGTGCCGTAGCAATCGCCGTGCGGGTGGTAGTAACCCATCGCAAGGCCAGTTACGCGGGCGCACTTCACATAGCGTTTGTCTGGCATCAACCCTTCCTCAAACATCGTCTGAAGGACGCGACGCTGGGCTGGTTTCAAACCGTCATACATGTCTGGGATGGCTCGCCCAAGAAGGACGGCCATCGAGTAAGCCATGTAATCCTCCTTCATTTGGGAGGTTAGATTGGTCGTTGTAAGGTTTTCCGTCATTCGGCCTTCGGTAGAGAGCGAATTCGCTCGATCAAGGTGTCTACAGCGTCCACTGTGCAAAACCGAATCACATCGTTGGTGATCTCAGTTTCGTACGTCAGGTGCGCGTGCTTGCCCTCATTATGGCTCAGGACGGCCACTTCGTAAAGCGCATTCTCGCCGATCTCGTATTCAGGGATAACAGAGATTCCGTAACCGTTGTCAAACAGCTCCTTATGCTGGAGTCCAAGAGGATGGGGGAAGAGTTTAAGATCTTCGAGTTTCATTCTTCAAAAAGCTGTGCGTATTCTTCTTCGGTGACATTGTCTTCGATCTCACCGATTAGTTCTTCGTCGGTGTAACTGCCGATGTAATCTAGTTGGATATCAGCGAAGAACCGTTCAAGGTCTCGAGTAGACATTCCATCCAGGTAGCGTTCAACGAGCCATTCCACAAGATAGGAACGCTTTTCGGGGGATAATCCAGTCATCAGTAGTTAGAAACAGTGGTGAAAATAGTGCCAGTATGGTTGTAACGGAGATCCACATCGCACTGGTACTCTTCACTCAAGTCGTACGCAAGATCGTATGCACGATCAAGGTCAGTCGTAGTGTTTTCCCAGGGAGCAGCGGGACAGATCACGTCGATTCGCATAAGGTTCTCTCTTGTCTCAGTTAGCCTTCAGAACCAGGCGGTCGGCAGAGGTGCCAACGCGGAACGCACCGTTCCAGAGGTAAGCACCCCAGAAGTAGGGATCCTTACCGGAAACATTCTGAAACTCGGCGGTAATCGAGCCGTACTGCTCTTGACGATCAACCTCAAACTCCAGGTCACGCAGGTTGCGAACTCCGAAGAACTCCTTCAGGTCTTGCAGTTTGCTGAAGTACAGGTCGCCGACTTTGAACCCAACGAAACGGTTGGCATCGGTCAGGTCTGCGCCTTTGCGAACGTAGCCGGCTTTGACGACTTGGCCGGCGGTGAGGTTGGAAACGGTTTTCTTCATGTAATTACTATAGCGCCTTTTGCCCGTTTTCGAAAGGGGGCAGGCCGAACTATACGGTTCGGGTATCCGAACTCCTCACTCGTTAACCAGCACAGCGTGCTTGTATTTATTGCGCAGGTTCAGTATGCGTGTTGCCATACCTTTTTGCCACGATTCACTTTGTGCTTCCCCTCTGCCAGCGTGACGTTTTGCCAACTCTTTCTCACTCACAGTGACAACAATTAACTCCATGTCGCCGTATTCAAACATAGCATCTAGGTTGGGATTGTTGCTCAAGCGTTCACCTTCTCCTAGTATAGTCCAGTCCGGGTGAGACTGCGACATTGAGGCCAACCACTCTCTGAATTTAGGACCTACACCTTTGCTCCACCTGTCTGTACCGCTAAAAACTTGCTCGTCGTATATGCCCAGCACGATTGTCTTCGATGTTTCAAATTTATGGTAAACCACCAAACCTTCTTTCACCAAGGTTGACTCACCTAGGGACTTCATACGCTCACGCATCAAGGTGCTTTTACCAACCCCAGGACGTCCAATGTAGTACTGAATTTTCATGAACATTCTCCTTGTTTGAGATAAAGAATTACGCGCTCTAGAGCGGAAACTGTGTCGCCACGACTACGATTACATTGACAGTATAGCCCGCTTTAGCCTACGTGTAAAGGTCGGGTTACCGAACCGGGTAGTGGAAAGTGCCAGAATCATGGAACAGAAACATTTTCTGTTTGTCCACGATAGCCCCCTCGGGAGCCAGTAGATCCCCTATTACCTCTTTTCGTGCCTGATGCAAAACCTTCCACTCAATGCCTTGCCAACCGTCTTTCTCTGCTTGAGAGATTTCTTCTGACTGTCTATCCAGGTAATAACCCATGTACCGACCCTTCTTAGTCCGGAACAATTTTTTGTAGGAGCACAGGCAAGTTTCCAGAGAGAAGTTGTCTATGTGACTGGCCAGGTGTGGATGACGCATTTTGCTCTCTCGAAGCACCTCCGCCCCAAATCCTTCCAACCAATCATACTCAGTTGCAGTAAGTTTCTGATTGACCCACTCGTCTTTGCCGGCTGCGAAGCACAAACCATTTCGGTGACTTTTGCTTCCTGAATAGTCGTTGAGGAAGAGTGTTGGACACTCCAAAGGTATGCCGCAGGTGTGCTTTAAAGTTTGTAGGTAAAAGAACGCCGTGTACCTTCCAAACTTGTACCAGCTACCTTTGACAATGTTCCACAGTTTAGCAAAGTTTTCTTCTGGTGATCCTAAACAAATGGCGTTAAACTTGCTATACTGACTGCGACCCCGAAGCCAATCCTGATAAGACTCATACATGGCAGGGAGGTGCCCCTTACTCCACTTCGTGTCGACTTGATATCGAAGGCGAGGGTAGTTTTCGTTATTCCACTTTGTAAACCTCTCAACAGAGGCCAATTCTTCATCGGGGAACTCTTGCTTGTAGACCCAAGCTGTGGGTAAGTTGTATGTGTGATACAGCCAAGCGAACCACAATTTTTCCTCGACGCTGTGCTCGTATCGCTGATTTAAATAGTTCATCAACCACAACGCAGGGTCGCAGTCTCCGTTCTCAACCGACCAAGCGTACCATCGAATAAAACCTTCCCGCCTGTTCCCTAACTCACGGTAATCATGACCAACGTTCTCTTCATCTGCACGGGTAACATCAACCGCAGCGCCTCTGCTCACGTTATTCTCGAGGCCCATAGTTCTGCTCATAAAGTTCAATCATGTGGTACGGGTAAGGTGGCTCCTTCGCATCGTAAGATCCCGAGAAAAATGCGAGAAGTTTTGGAGAATCTTGGATACTATCCGCACAACCATCGTTCCCAAGGCATATCGGCAGATTTGCTGGATTGGGCGGACGTCATCGTCTGCATGGGCAATGTTCACGAAAAGTATATGACTGTGCACTACCCGCAGCACTGCCACAAAGTGACAAATTGGCTTGTAGATGACCCTCACTTTGCTGTTGGCACAGAAAAACATTACTCCGTTGCCAAACAGATCGAAGAGCTCGTTCTCAGCCGATTTTGTTGATCCACTCTTCAACTTGCTTCGCAGAGCATTGCTCTAGGTTCAAGTCTTTTCTCATGTTGTTTAACCGTTCTGTAACAACTTTGCGCGAGTTTTTATCAAAATTAGTATATTGATAACCAACCTCCATGCTGTGGTTGTAAGGCAAAAATGTCGGAAATTGGTAATTGTATGCATTCACTATCTCACTAGGTGGTGGATTATCCCAGACTCGAGTCATAAACTCAAACACCCAAACAAAGCAAGAAGTGATTTCAAAAGAGTCGAGGGTGTTAGTAAAGTGACGGAATTCCACCGTGTCTGTTTCTTTCAACTGCAGCAAATTGATACCTGCCCGTGTTGTCAAACCCCAGGCGGGTTCGCCATACTTGTCTTGAGGGGCGTGTGCAGCCAGGAACTCCTCTACCGATGCCGCGTTCAAAGCTCGCTCAACCCTGTCTCGAGGTACAGCATACTGGTGTGAAACTTTGCGGCGGCGGTAACGTTTCATCGCACCTTGGTACTCCTTTTTTGTTTCAAACTGGTCACGGCACGGAACGGGAATCGGCTCAATTGCTTCATAAATTGCGTTCTGATTTTCATCAACATACCGCAGCAGAGTTTTCAACGCTTTCAGGTCTTCGGACAACCCTGGGACACGAACATGCAAATGCAGGTTCGTACGGTAATTCAGTTGCGGCCCGATACCTGCAGCCATCAAAGCATCAAAGAAGTCGACTTGCTCTGCAATTGTTTCCGTCGGTCGTGAGTTAATTTCACCACCTTTTGTGTACAACAACCCTTTAGGGTCGTTGGCGATGCCCGTCGAACTCACGATCGAGTAATCTTTTTTGTTCCAACTTAGACCATCGGGCAGCTTTGCTTTGCGATCGATGTCACCGTACTCGTATTCCGCACCGAACGTAATTTTCTTGGGATCAATCACGGCACAAGCTCCTTAACCTCAATAATTTTATGCAAAGTGTGGGGCCGATAAACGATTCCTGGCTCGCAGCGTTTTGCGCCTTGCAAGCCGGCCCTGCGAGCAATATCTGCTGTACTACAGATAAACCACCCGTTCTCAACTTTGACCTGATAGAGAGGGCGTTTCCCGTTACGGTACCAAGCCAAACCTTCTTTCGCATGCAGTTCGGTCACGGCCATGCTTGCTTCAGAGAATTCTTCAAGGGGTTGCTTACCTACATGCCGCGCTTGGTACAGCAATTCAGAGTCGTTACACGTGGTTAGTTCGTAACCGTATTCTTCCCAGTATACTGGGCTCCTTTGATCTACCACCCCGTTATGAGCTATTGCCAGGTCGTCAAAAACCTGGATTGGTTGGTTATATTCGAGGTCGGAAGTTGAGTAGCGAGTGTGCCCGATCAGTTGCAAAAGGTGGTCGCCTGGTTGAACCTCCGCAAAGTGCATTCGAATAAACCACTCAGCCGAGATTGGCGCCTTGCGAGTAATGACCTTGTTGTTTTGAACTAACGAATAGCCCGTTGCATGCTTACCTCGAATGCGAGACTCATAGAATAAACGCTTGAGCGTTTCGATTTGTTGTCGAGAGGGGCTCTCAAGATAAGCCCCGACGATGCCACACATTAGTTTTCGGTATACCAGTAGTTCGTTCGAGAAGCTTGCGGACAGTGCCTAGCCCGGTACTCGTCCCACTCATCACTTACCCACATGGAAGGGAAGACACCACTAAATTTGCCACCGTCATTTTTACGGTAGCGGTCTTCATACTGCTTTTGAGAGTAAGCGATGAACTCTTTGCGGCAGCACTCAGCTTGATAATCGTCGAGCTTAGCCATGCCATCACGGGCGTAGAACACCAGTACAACACTCTCAGCGGTTCCGGTTTTATCTACAAACTCGGTCTGCCCATGCACTCGGTTGCAGTTGTCTCCTACGAAGAAATCCCCATGACGAAGGTTAAAGGCTAAACGGAACTCTCCCATAACAAAATACTGGCCGTCATACTTCTCTCCATCGTGTTTTTCGTTGGTGATGTTCGTTAGAACAGCAACACCGCGAGGGTTGTTCTTACCGTCCAGGTGCCAAAAGGTGGAGAAATTGTGGTTGATTGTAATAGTCGAGAAAGTTTTAGTTCCCAGAAGGGTGTAACGATCATCCTTACAATCTTTCATCACATTGTGGATGTAATTCCACTCCTCCGGCATTGTTTCTTTGTACAAGTCGGATGCTTGCTGATACAACGCTTGATGAGCAACAAAATCATCATAGCGTTTTTGGGTGGTGGCAGACAGCCTTCCAAAAGGGTTCCGAGCAGAGCGATCCATGAACCCCAGGATGTTACTGTAGACTTTGTTTGCCCTGGTTTGAATGCTTACAAAGTTTTTATAGGACTTAGCTGCATAAGCGATCTGATCCTCAGCAGTTGCCCACAACTCCAACCAATTGTCAAACCACTCTTGACGCAGCTGATCCCGTTCAGCCAAGACTGCTTCTTTTTCAGCCTGTGGGGTTTTCTTCTTGCGGGCAATAGATTCCAGTTCAAGAATCCGGTCTTTGTTGACCAGTCCGGAATCTAAAATCTTTTTAACGTACAGTGAAAACCGTGCGAAGCCGGTGTGCTTGGAGACGAGGTCCTGGGCCTCCTGCAGCGTCGTGATGTTACCCTTGGCTGCTTCCCGGAAGAAAGCCACTTGGCCATTGGTCAGGCGGGCAGAGGTGTCTGTAGTGAGCTCTTTACCCCCTACCAGGCCTCGTTGGTCAGAGTAGAGATCTTTGCTGACCCATTTCCAGAAGTTATAACTTTCAGAGTTTGCCTCAATTTTAGTGACTTCGGAGAGAGCACTCTTCAAGAATACAATTGCCCTCTTACCGTTCAAGTATACGATTGTATTTCCGTCGATAACTCGATCGTAGTCCTCTTCGGTAGGACGATCCCCGAGACGCTCTTTCTCGAAGGGGAACATTTCGTCAAATTCTATAACCTCGCACTCGTAACTTCCAGTACAAGTTTGAATGGTTTCTGTCTTGGTCAAAGTGGATGTGGCCATGGTTCCTCTCGTTTTGGTAAGCATAGACTAGGCGCCACCGGTGTAAACTCAGGGGTGGCCCTGAGTCACTGGTGGTACTCGTACTTGGTATCAAACGCAGCTCGAATTATAGACTGGAGTCTGCGGGCCATGTCCAGGTCTTTGCCACAGTAGATTGTAGTCTTGAGCAAGTCGCTGTAGACTTCGGGCTCGTCTTTGGTGACGGGGACGTCGTAGAAGTTGACTCGGTAGGCCACACCCAAGTCTGCACACTTGGCGTTGATTCGGCTTGCTTCTGCAATGAAGTTGGGGCCATGGCCCTTGATTCCGTCGTCACGATTCGTTTGATCAAGGTAAGCGTGAACCATTTCGTGCAGCAGCGTGCTGCGAACCTGAATCGGGTCGTCAGCACACCTCCGGGCGATCTTGATTTCACCCGTCCCACGGTTGTTCAGTTTATATGTTCCCCATTTCGTTTTATAGCGACCTTCCCACTTCAGCGTCGGGTATTTCCTCCACGTTTCCCCGTTCTCGTCTACACGCTCGATTACTCGAAGAACTCGAAGATTTCCGTCGAAATACTTCGCATTGAATTCGGCATACAGCTCACCGAGATCAAACATTACAGTTGGATCGGGGCAGAACCGCTTGAAGAATTTGTTAGAAACAGTTGTTTTGAATTCGGTCATCAGTCGCGAGCGGAAGTGGGTTGAGCGGCGTAAAAGCCTTCGAGCTCACCAAACGTGGCGACGAGGCAGTTTTCTTCCAGCGAGAAAGTTGTAACAACTTTGCGGCCTTTGCGGTAGAAGTTGTATTCGGTGTACCACTTCTTGTAGGCTTTGCCTTGGTTGTCCCAGGCTTGGTGCCAGAGGGTGTTGCGGCCCACCTGGTAGGTCCTGCCGGAGAAGGGTGAGGTGTAGCTAGTGATGTTTTCCATGCCTTAATTATGGCTCATTTTGCTGCGTTTGTAAAGGGGGCAAACCGCCCCTCCGAGGTACGGTTAACCGCCCTCACATCCACCAGCCGATCTCGCGAACGCCATCCATCTGCTCCAGCTGGTAATCGTGGAAGGTTTCGCAAATTTCACTAATGGAAGCCCCGACCGGAAGTTCATCACGGCAGATGACATAAACTTCAGCATACAGGAGGTCAAAAGATTCTTTGTCGGCGTCGTAACCGGCGTAGCAAGCGTCATTAAGAAGCTCCGAGTGAAGCTGGATGCTGGCGGCGAGGGCTTTCTGAGAGGTGGCCAGGGGGAAGGCGGTTTTGTTCATGCTATAACTATAGCTGGTTTTGGCACGAAAGTAAAGGGGGCAAACCGCCCCCTCAGGTACGGGAAACCGCCCTAGGCCAGCTTGGATTCGGGTTCGTTGAACTGATCCAGCAACTCTGGAGCGTAATCTTCAGCCAGGTCCCACAGATCCGTCCAGTCTTGCCAAACGATATGTTCGTAGTGCATATCCCAAACAGCTTGACGAATCTGTTCTAGCGTCATCTGAGCGACCACTCCATCTACGATTGTAGAAACAATCTCGTCGCGGTCCTCTTCAATCCACTCGGTTGGTCGATTCATATGCCTTGCTCTCTGACTTGAGAGTAAATGGTGTTAATGAAGATTTGGCCTGCTAAGTAACCGTAATACAGACCTCTTTCCTTCAGTTTTTCGATCTCTTTCTCGGTAAACTGAGAGTCAATAAAAGCTTCTCGAGATTCTTGCGGAGTCACATCAAAGCCCCGTAATCAAATCTGGATTGCTGAATCAAGGCGACTCTGTACAGCACTAAGTACCCAATCAGGTCCGAGATCACATCTTCGTCTTCGTCGTTCTGGGCATTCCTCAGCCGAGAAAGTTTATCGTCCAGGCGAACTTTGATCTGCTCAAGGGTGCTTGCTTTGCTAAAGACTCGGACCGGATTCAAGGCGGAGTCCCCGTATTTACGGTTCTTTTCGAGAAGTAGTTCGCGTATATCGTCGCAAACCTGGGCTATGTCTTGTTGGGACTGACTGATCATTGCTGAGGCAGAATTGAACGGTAGTATGCTTGGTAACGGGCGAATCTGTGGACGGAAGGCTCAAACCCCAGCGACCAGCAACATTCACAGTAGGAGAGAAACTCGAACCACGGAGTTGTTGGATCTAAGGCAGGCTTCACAGTTTTCCACCAACCACGCTATCATAGCTTTTGCTACTGTCTGGAAACCCGTCCTGCTCAGCTTTCAGGTACCACCGTGTTGCTTCCACACACTGATCCTCGGAGAGGGAAGTGATTAGCGATTTTCCATTCTTATCCACAGAGACAAAAGTTCCCCAGCGTTGTTTCTTGATGTAGAAACAGTCGTCAATCAGTGTTTCCTCAATCATGCTGTCTCCAGTCGCTTTCTTTGTCTTGTCGGAACCATTCAGCCAAATCCACAGGGTTCTGTGGGCCAATTAGGTGATTGGTAGGGTCAGGGTCGCCCAGGTCCATCCCGTCGAGAAGTTCATCCAGTGAGCCTCTTTCGGGCTCGCCGTTGATTGCCCGACGCCGCGCCCTCCTTAGAATTTCAGCAGCCGAGCGGTTCGCATTCGCCCATTTCTGGGCAAATTGCATTTCTTCGAAGGAGACGCTCAAACCACCCGAAATGCGAGCGGCAATGTCTTCAAGGCGAATCCGTGTTTGAGTTGAGAGCATTTTGCTTTTCCCGTTGGATAATTTTACCTCAGTAGTCATTTTGCTTGGTTTGCGGCTTCAAAAGCGTCACGGAAACCTTCCCAACGAAGTTCGTACTCACCTGTGCCGTACTCCCCGTACTTCTCGTAGTAGGCTTTCAGTGCTGGAGACAGTGAGTACTTTACGCAGTAATCCTCGTAGAGATCGGTTAATTTCTTCTCTACACTTTCAAAGAGTCTCACTGCGTCAAAATCTGTAACTGCAGGGGCAAGACCCTCATGGAATTCCTGAATGAGGTCCAAAGATTCATGAAGAAACCCAACCTCATCCTCGGTCAGCCTTAAGGTAATCTCTCCTTGCTCGTAGCTGGGCGTTAACTCTTCTTCCAGTTCCGCGTCAGTCATGACTGGGCTCAAACTCGTCAAATACTGCGCCACTTCTTTGCTTTGCTCTTTGATGTTTTTTTGCGCTCTTGCCATCGCGATTCCTTTGGCGAGGTAACCCCAGTCGCGCACTTCGGTAACGGGTTTTGTTTTACCGCAAACCTCACATCGCCCTTCATAACTGCTTGAGCAACCGACAGAATACTTGCCGTACGCCTGACCGCAATCTTTGCAGACGACGTCAGCTTGGGTCAACCTTGTGAGCAGGTCTTCACTTAGAGTTTTCATCGTTCTTGTTCTTTGAGTTGGTCGTAGTAGTACGGAAAAAGTTTCGTGAGAATGCGATCGCAGGCGTTGTAAGTCTTTCCGCCAACTTTGCAATCTTCGAGTTGATATCGACGGACCATCTGGTGAAGCAGACGGTATTCTTCTCTAGTCATTTTCAGGCAGGATAAAGTCAATGTCAGAGGCGATTGCGTTGAGAATCGCGGTCTCTTCCCACAGCAGAGTGCCGTAGTCGCGGGAACCCTTCTCGCAGGCACGATTGCACTCGTGGGTCAGATTGTGCGCCTCGTTGCGGAGGGCTTGGATCACACGCTCCCAATCGGCGCGGCAGAGGGTGAAGGTGTAGAGGTCGTTTTCCATGCTTTAACTATAGCGCCTTTTGCCCCGGAAGCAAAGGGGGCAAACCGCCCTGTTAGGTAGGGGAAACCGTACCTCGCAAGGGGCCATCGCCTTTACCTTCCAGAGACTTTACAAGCAACTCGGTAAATTTTTCTTGGGCGTCAGCGTCGTACGCCATCATATTGTCGTTCAGCTCTCGAAGTAATTCGGTCAGATCCTTCCACTCCTCTTGCTCCACGTTGCGTCCTCAATTAAAAAACATCGTTTGGTGTGAATACTAGGCTAACGTCTGCTGCCCACTCCACGATTCTATCCCCCAAGTCAAGTGCTTCCTCCGGGGATAAAAGGATCTCCTCAAAGTCACCATACTCAGACCGCCGCCCCAGAATATAGCGAGCAGCGTGTACAACTCGCTTCCAGAATGGCAACGGGCTTAGGTGTATTTCGATAAACAGGTCCTCGGTGTCCGAGGTAACTACGAGCGAATGCTGAATACTTCCGCAGCGGCAAAGGTATAGCGTTCGCTTCATCGCTTCACATGAATTACAGGAACGTTGTTCCTCTGCAGCATCTCGATATTTCCAGCGTTATCGTCAGCCCAAACAAGCGGATCGCCGTGGAACGAACGGATCCTGTTCAGGTGATCTTCCTTGATTACGTGATCCGGAACTCCCTCTTGATCGTCTGGGCGCATAAAGATTTGAATCGGAAGAAGGCCGCGCATCTTCAACCATTCGGTTGTTTGTGGGCGCAGTCGTTCAGGGCGAGCGGTCGAGATTAGCAGAGGACGTTCAGCCTGGAGGGCGATTGCCACAAGAAGCATCGCGGCGTTTTCTCCCAGAGTCAGGAGGTTGTCCTCGTCGTAATGCTCCGAGGTAAGGGTACCATCGATATCAAAAACAACAGGTTGTCTTTTCATACCAGTTTTGCTTGCAGTTTGTCAAGAGTTTGGAGGAGAGTGTTCATTCGGTTTGCCTCTTGCTGAGCCTCGTCCAGTTGCCCCCTCGTAACGTAGGTGGCGATTGTTTGCGAGTGTTTCACGCGATAAGTTTCAGCGTAGGAGTCGGCGCATAATGCTAGAATGGCCCACTGCTCGTTGGTTAGGGTTACCGACCGGCTAATCTCGTTCTTCGGCTCCCCCGCAATAACAACCAGCTCCGTGTTAGTTAGCACTGTCTCGCTCCTTGATGAATTCCGCTGCTATTCTGTCTGCGTTCCGCTTTATTTCGTAGCGAACCCATGGGCTGTCAGGATGGTGACGAACTCTGAACCAGAGGCGTTGAAGTTCGATACGAAAGAGCTTGGATTGCAACACTAACCAGTCATACACGTTGCCATCTTGAACAACAACGTAAACGAGGCAAGCGCCAATCGTGAACCAAGTTAGTGTTGCTAAGTTCATCAGATTACTGAGGAATCAACTGCAACAAGGCTCGAGCCGATTGCGGTCAGGAACGTGTTCAGAAGTTTTTGAAGCTTCGCGTCATCAACGTGTTCGCCGTTGATACTTACGCTAAGGTCCGTGTCGTGATTGTCGTTGTAAGACCGAAAGGAAAAATCAACGTTGTTCTTTTCAGAATCCATTTTGTTTCTTGATGTTGAGGAGGAGAAGGAAACCTTCGTATTTTGAAAAGGTGGGAACCGGTTGCCAGTGGCACAGATACGCTGTGGACAGCCACCATTCACCGCCTTTCTTGTAGACGCGCGCAATCGGCGTCCCGTTGTAAGCGTTGGAGTAAACGATCTCAGTCTCGGACGAGGAGACGATCCACAATGGTGACTGGTAGTCCACGGGTTTACCGTACTCGACGAATGTTCTCCCAGTAAGGAGAGTCTGGACGTTCATTGGGTTGAACCTTGATTGGAGCGAGAGTTGCTTTGCGACGCTTAAGAATTTCCCAGAGCCCAGCTTTTAATCGCGGGTCGGTCGTGGTATTATAGGCGATTACGAGCTTCGTAAATGCCTCGTCACGCTCGGGAATGCGAAGGTTTTCACGCGAAAGAATGTCTTTCGTGAGGTCAAGATCGCCCGGTTTTCCCTGAACTTTCGGTTTACCGAAGTTTCCAGTGTGAATGCCTGTAGTGCGAAGACCGTGATTTGCCATCAGTCAAAAACCTTCAGCTCGGAGGCGACGGCACGTTCTGCTAAAAACTTGCCGACTGGATCATTTGCATATCCCCAGTTGCGAGCTTCGGTGGCACTCTGAAATGGTCCTTGAAAGTAGTGAAAGTTTGGGAGACTGCAGGCTTCTTGCCGTTGCACCCATGCTCCATCCTTGAATCGAAGAACATCTACGGTATCTTCTTCCCACGGAGTTCCCCAAGAAACGAGGATTGCGTACCATCCGTCAAGCACTGCATCGCCATTGTCTCTATCCTGCCAATCACTCATTCGGCACCCTCCAGCTCGGCGGCGATGGCGAGGAACTTGGCGCGTACTTCTCTTGCTGAAATCATTGGAGTCAAAGTTGAGTTCCATGGTGTTGTGGTTTCCGGCACCACCTGATCAGCAGCAGCTCGCAGGGCGGCGGCAGCGAGAGGGCGAGCACGGATTATTTCGCCTTGAAGCTGAATGCAGCCAGCTAGGGCAGCATCAACTGCGATTGCGGCGGGGGAGAGGTTAGTCATCGGAGGTAGGCGTAGATCGATAGGGCGAGTGAAGTGCAAGCGAAGATCAGTGAGAAGTGTTTAAGGGTCATCACTAAACCACTCCAGCTCCGCTGCAATAGCACGAAGGTGTTCAGCAGCGGCGACTTGTCCGCGGTCGAAAATTAAATGGCTATCTCCGTGGTATGAAGAAGGGACAAAAAGGTTTTCAACCTGATCTGCAGCAGCACGCAGGGCGGATGCAATGGCAGGCAGGTAGTGCCAGTCATCGGGCTTGCCACTGGCAGCACGGTTGAACTCCCAGAACACCTGCTGCGCATGGGGGGAGAGGTTAGTCATCGGAGCCCTCCAGCTCGGCGGCGATGGCGAGGAGTTTGCCATGCGCTTCAAGGAGAAACTCGTAATACCACATCTCCGCAGGGGCGCTGTAGACGTAACCGGGAGGAAGCTTTTCCGTCTCAAATAATTGATCCGCAACAGCTCGCAAGGCGGCGGCGATAGCAGGTAGGTAATGCCAGTCGTCCGGCTTGCCGCTAGCGGCACGGTTGAACTCCCAGAACACCGCCTGCGCGTGGGGGGAGAGCGAACTTCTAATTTGGCGATCATTAGGAGTTGGTTTGGAGTCAGTCATCGAAAGAGTTTGCGAAGTAGCAGGGTGACAATCACGGCAGGCCATAGCAGGGCCACGACAAACTGGCCCAGGCTTTCCCAGAACTTCTCGCTCGCTGACAGCCAAGGTGCGGAGTAAGGCTGCGCCATCCACGTGCAGGCAACCATGAAGCTATAGCCGTAGGCGACTACAAGAGCGGTCGTGTGTTTGTCAGTCATCGAGTTGCTCCAGGAGATCGGCGGCGCGATGGAAACGCTTAAAAGTCGCAGTAGCGGCCTTCTGTAAGGCGTAGTCGGCGTTATACCTCAACCACACCACCAACTCAGCCACTTCTCCACTGGCCTGCGGCTCGGGCTGGGCCACAGCACCATGAGCGAACAATCTGATGGCACCACGGCACAAGTCCACTGGGTCTACCTCGGTTCGTTCTGGGTTGCTGTTGAACCAGTCATCGCAGTATTGGCGAAGCACCACGTCTGACGGGAAGTTGAGGCCACCCTCGTCGAAGACAACACGGGCTAGCACCTGTTCCTGCGGCTCGGGCTGGGCCAGAGCGGCGCGAGCGCG